ATGAGCGACTATAATTTAGAGACTAAATGTATCCACTCCGGCTATACCCCATCCAAAGGCGAGCCCTGTGCACTTCCTGTCTATCAGAGCACCACTTACAAATATGACACCACCGACGAAATGGGCCAGTTATTTGATCTGAAGGCAGACGGATATTTTTACACCCGTCTCCAGAACCCGACTAACGATGCCGTAGCCGCAAAGATCGCAGATCTGGAAGGCGGTGTTGCTGCAATCCTGACTTCTTCCGGACAGGCAGCCAACTTCTACGCAGTATTTAATATCTGTGAGGCAGGCGATCACGTTGTTGCCGCTTCTACCATTTACGGAGGAACCTTCAACCTTCTTGCCGTCACCTTCAAGAAACTTGGCATTGACTGCACCTTTGTTGATACCGATGCAACAGAAGAAGAGATCGCTGCCGCATTCAAACCGAACACAAAGGTTCTCTTTGCAGAAACTATCGCCAATCCGGCTCTGGTAGTTCTTGATATCGAGAAATTTGCACACGTTGCACACCAAAACGGCGTGCCTCTTATTGTGGATAACACCTTTGCCACACCGGTAAACTGCCGTCCCTTCGAGTGGGGTGCAGATATCGTTACCCACTCCACCACCAAATATATGGACGGACATGCCGTTCAGGTAGGCGGCGCCATTGTCGACAGCGGTAACTTCGACTGGGATGCCTACGGCCATAAATATCACGGCCTGACAGAGCCGGATGAATCCTATCACGGCGTTATCTATACAAAGCAGTTCGGAAAAAAAGCTTACATCACTAAGGCTACTTCCCAGCTGATGCGTGATTTGGGCTCTATTCCGTCTCCGATGAATTGCTTCCTTCTGAACCTCGGTCTGGAAACGCTTCCGCTGCGTGTTGAACGCCATTGCTCCAACGCCCAGAAGATTGCAGAATACCTGAACGCACACGAAAAGGTTTCTCATGTAAATTACGCAGGACTTCCGGAGGATAAATATCACGCACTGGCTCAGAAATATATGAAGGATGGTCATACCTGCGGCGTTATCTCCTTTGAACTGACCGGTGGCCGTGATGCAGCAGTCCGTTTTATGGACAGTCTGAAGCTTGCCACCATCGCAACTCACGTTGCCGCCTCCATCACTATGGTCCTTCACCCAGCCAGCCATACACATCGCCAGATGAACGACGAGCAGTTGGTTGAAGCAGGAGTTTCTCCTGGAATGATCCGTCTTTCCATCGGTATCGAAAATGTGGATGATATTATCAAAGATCTGGAACAGGCACTGAAAAATGCATAAATAACCAATTCAAAAAGGAAGGATACATCTGCTCATGCATGATGTATCCTTCCTTTTTATGATATATTTTCTCCTACTCTCAATTATGACATTTCCGCAAATTACCTGCATCCTGTTCTGAACGGCTTTCTTCTGGCGCATAAATTCCTGCAGCTGCTGCAAGTATCTGAAACTACCTTACAAAATCCATTATTCATCTTTTTCCAGCTGTTTGATCAGCTGGTTCACATATGTAGAAAGCCCCGCCACCAGGACTCCCTGTGTCGTGGATGTAAATACTGCCATTGCAATATCCTGTGCATTTTTACAGGAACAGGTAGCAAAAATATAAATTCCGCATATAAGGATCCCTGCACACCCCAGTATCAGCGGAATATATTTGTCCTTCACAGCCTGAGCCTCCTTCAGTGCGATCCCCATAAAATACAAAGCGATCGCTGTGATCAGCAATTCCGGTTTAATATAATCCACAAGCGCTTCCATAAATATTCTCCGTATCTCCCCTGCCGCTTTGATTTATTTTATGAATTTCTCCAAAAAATATTTCATAAATTCCCACAAAATGTTAGCTACGTGTTCGCTATTACTGTTTTCGCACTTTTTGAGAATATTTTTTTCTATTGCAGAGCAAAAAGAAAAAGGCCATAAACCCTAAGGTTTACAGCCTTTCCCACTATTTTTCGTTATCTGAAATCAGAATTTGCCAGCGTCAGCAGCTTCCTGTACGCTCTCAGTGAAGTACGCAAAATCAACGATCTCCGGCGTTTTTGTTGCCTGCGTGTTTCCTATTCACCAAATTTTGTGCTTTTTCAGCACTTCTCAGGACGTTTTTACCGGTCATTTATGATTCCGCTCCGTCATAAACATATCCGGTTTCCTGCCAAAATTTCATCGGTGATATGTAGTAATCGTACTGAGAGCTTCCTTCTTTTTTGAAAGCAACTCCAAATGTCAGAAAACCCAGGATCAACCCCTGCCGGATAAACTGTGGGTCCTTTTTCATAATTCTGGCGGCCACGTTTACTGGTACATTTTCTCCTGTGAATTTTGGTACTTCCAAGTATACCTTCTCTTTATCCATATGTCAATCATCCCCTTTCTCATTTTTCTTAGTATTTAAGGCTGAGTTTATGGCGTCCATAATATCCTGGGCTTTCTTCTCCCCTATCCCCTTAACAGAGAGAAGGACTTCTTTCATCTCAGATTCTCCAAGCCCCTCTGCAGATTCTTTCCCATCTTTGAACGCATTTTTATAAACAGCCTCAACCCATGCGCTCAGCTGGCAGTGATCCATTTTTCTGATCTGGTTGTACTGTTTTCGGTTCAGCATGAACGCTCTATTCTTTTTCGCCATGTTCCGCCTCCTGTAAAATATCTGTGATAACCCTCGATTTTCCTAGCCGTTCTTCCTGTCTCCGGACTTTATAATCAATCCTTTTCTCCACTTCGTCTTCGCACTGAAACAAAATTTCCATCTGCCTCGCCATGATACGGACGTCGGCCAATTCATCTACAATACACGCCCTGGCTTCAGTCATCCCTGCTCCACCTGCTCGTCTCCATTTCAGCAGTGCCTTTATAAGTTCGCTCATTTCCTCGATTGCCACATCAATCTGAGGGTTTGTTCCGTAAGTGCATATACAGCGCCGAAAAATCTGGTCTCTTTCTTCTGTAGTCATGCAATCATCCCTTCTTAATAATCTTTCGGTTTTTCAAAAGTCACGCTGACAGGCATTTTCCAATCAGTTTTTGCTTCTTCCAATATCAGAGCCACAAACGTTTCTGCCAGATTCTCTTTCCATTTTCGTTTACCAATTTGTCGTTTGATTTCGGCTTTAAACTCGTCTCTGTTTTCATTTACCACTTCCTCAAACACTTCTCTTACTACACTTTCAACGGTCTTTTTGGCAAGATAATCAAGGTATGGTTCTGTATAATAACTATCTTTCTTTGCAGGCTCGCCCGTTCTCTTGTCAACCCACGTTCCGATTGTATTATCTATGGCTCCACGGATAATTTCATCTCGGTTTCCTAATACTGCTACAATAGCCGCCTTCACTATTCTTTGCACTTCACCTTCGACATATTTAGGATCTATGCTGAGTGAAGCTGTCATTTTTGCATCTGACATTTTGCACCTCCTGATTAAATATCTGTCTTTATTCCGCAGTGGTGCAGCGCATCTCTATACGCCACACCGTTATTTCTGATCTCCATTCCCCATGAATGTAGTTTCCTGTGAACCGGATTTTCTGAAGATGCCAATCTCTGTATCCTGTTCGGTTCCGGTTCTAAATGGCATCCAAATCCGCAAAGCACACACCCTGTTCTTTGCTCTTTGGTGAACTTCCAGTCTCCATGCTCGTCCTTTACCAGCTCCCCGTACACTTCGCAGATCGGTATTGACTTATCATGTATGTACTGCATAACCTCCTGTTTCGGCCAGAACCCTATCGGCTGGCTCTTGATAGTCTTTCCGTCATACACATTACATCCAGTATGGTTATACTGGTTCTCTCGCCGGAAACTCTCGTCCTGAGTAATTCCGATGAACGGATATCTTCCTGTCTGCTTCACATACCTTTTGAACGGTTCCTTTTTCAGAATCTCACAGCATTCGTCCGAAATATCCTCGCTGATTTGTGTCTTATCTGTCAAATACTGCCACTTCTTAGAGAGCATCCCGAACTTACCTCTCTCGTCTCCATTGAGCAAATAATTTCTGTATCTCTCGCAGAGCCTTCCTTTTCTCAACTTCCGTATCTTAGAGGCTGTATCTTTGCTGATGATTGGGAATCCTTTGTTCTCGCATACCCACTTAAAACTTTTCTTCGGTCTTATGATTTCCAGTTCTATATCCAGATCAGGAAATTTCTCTTTCAGCCATTCGGTATACTCTTTTACAAATACACGCACTTCCGGAAATTCTGTTCCTGTATCAGAGAATACAAGGGGGATTTTCCCCTCTAGCCCATATTTTTCATAAGCCTCGCATACGATATATGCTAAAACCGTACTGTCTACCCCTCCGCTGAACGAAATATAAATGTTCCCATACCAGTAATTGTGCCATTCATATACCCGGTACATTGAAAATGACGGCTTCAGCTCGTATGGCTGGTATTTCATACTCTTAAAACTGTCTTTCGGAAATTTCAATGTACTTTCCAGCAAATATGCCATCAGGCCATCTCCTTCCCGGAGAACAGTGCGTGAGTTCCATTGCTTACCTTCTTGAAATCATCGTCATTGTATGAGAATCCAAATTCCTTCAGAATACTCTCAAATTCCATGAGGATTTTCCCGTTTCCTTTGTGGTATGAGGCATCCCATTCCGACACATCCTTGTCCGACACCGCTTTATTTGCATAGATAAATAACTGCTGATGAAGAGGAAGTGCTGTAAAATGTTCTTCCCATTTTTCCTTCTCTTCATCTGACATTCTCCATGTCTCTTCTATTCCCGATAAGAATTTGTATGCCGTTGATATATCCATCCAGCAATCACATTTTAGCACCAGTCTCAGCAATCTCTTATTGATGTTATCGAAATCCGGTTTCTCCGGAGCAAGTTTCTTTTCCATCACCAGCTTAACGAAATCCGATCTCTGAGCCGTCATTTCCTTCTGCATGGCCCGAAGCTGCCTCTTTCTCTTATCTTTTGCCTTCTGCTCAATCTCGGCCGGCGTCAGTTCTTTCTTCACCTTAACACGCTTTTTGATAACCTTCAGATCACGCCAGTACACAATCCAAAACAGCTTCTTTACATCCTCTTCTCCAAAATCCAGCTTTTTAGGCGGCTCCTTCGACAGATCAAAGGTTTTCACTGTTTCCCATTTATTCGTATACATCTCATTTTCTGTGCCTTTAGGTGCGGCATCAATTCCGGATTTTTTCAGAATCGCTTTCAGCTTTTTCTCGTTTTCTTTTCTCTTTCTCTCCTCAACACAACTTCTGGCCCGGCTTGCAAGGTTATTAGAATCGCTTGCCTCTTTCAGAATTTTATCCCTGGTCTTTATATCCGGAATCTTCTCCAGCTCATAGAGATCCTTCAGCGTAAGCTGAAATCCTTCATCCTGTTCTTTTTCCTGAAGGACTTTCTGATCCAGCTTTGCGATGTTGGACCGATGCCGGATTGTGCTTTTACTGAATCCAGTCTTCTCGGCCAGGCTGTCTTCTGTTTCCCCCAGATCAAGAACCATCTGGATTCCCTGAGCCTGCTCATAAATTGTGAGATCACTTCTCTGCATATTCTCCAGAAGCATTGTAGCCGCCTGGTCTTTCTCGTCCATCTCTACGATCTGGCAGGGTGCTGTTTTCAGCCCCGCCTTAATTGCCGCCGTAAGCCTCCGGTTTCCGATTACTACCCAGTATGTTCCCTCTTCCTCCGGGTTATTCACCACCGTCAAATTCTGAAGGATTCCCTGCGTTTTCATGCTGTCTGCCAGTTCATCAATATTTGTGTATGTCTTCCGCACATTCTTCGGATGTACTCTCAGTTTTGAAATTTCTATTTCCTGTACCATCTCTTATCCCCTTTTTTTCATTCAACCTTCTGGTTACCCGCCGCCTTACCAGGCGGCAAACAGTTTTTCCGTTTCCTGTAAAAAGCGGAGCGGAAGCCGATGTTGCTGCCGGAGTTCGACCGGGGGCCGTTCAGGTTCACGCTGAAGACGCCCGCACGGGAGGGGTCGCCCCAGTAGCCCCCGCAAATCGGCAAATATTCTCCGTCCGTACAGTCAATGTAACAGTAGGTTTCCGGTTCTCCTGCATACAACGCAAGCTCTTTCAGTGTTTCGCTCTCACATTCCATCCGGACATCTTCCCATGTATCACCGCCGTAATCTTTACTAATATTCTCTCTGGTGGTGAACACCAGCGCATCTTCATACGATACCCTCACCGATTTCCCAGAATCATCCAGAATGTCCTGCCAATCATCACCCTCCAAGGTGAGGTCTATATCCATGGCCGCATCATTGTTCTTTGCCGCCTGGAGTTTTCCGTTCTTAATTCTCAGGCCACGCACCATCTCCCAAACATTTCCACAAAGATCATGTACTCCTTCCGGCGTATGGTCATGTGTCCATGTGGCCGGCCCTGATCCGGTCAGTGTAATGCAGTTATCAACCAACACCCCTTTTTCTTTCGGATCAACGTGATATTTCCCATAGTTCGTATTTCCATGAGGCAGTGTTCCGTTTTTCTTACTGAGGTTTGCCAAAAGCCCCCACTCTGCCCTAGTCATCATGTGCCAGCCTTCGCCTTTAGAGAAGCAAGCTCTTGCCGCTTCATCGTTGGTGATGTTTGTCCATGGTTTCTGCATAGGCAGGCTATAAGGCTTCCCGTTGATTTCGCAGTTTTCATAAACCGAAATGAAAATTTCGTCATACTCTTCATCACCTATGATAAATGCTGCATTGGTCTTATCGCTCCCGCCAAACAGCTCCTTGTTGCTGACCTTCCGGAATCTGTGCATAATGGAAGGAATACCAGCATCGTCATAAATCGCAACAATGTCGTGTTTTACCTCCGGATTATTGCTCGGAACACTCACGAGTTCCAGTTCCTTTTCTTCTTCTCTGCGACCATTCTCGCAGAACAGAGCCTTAATCATTCCTTCATTTACATAATCGGTTCCGTTGATCTCCAGGGATAACTCCTCCGTACTTCCGCTTCTTGTTTTCATTACTTTAATATCTGCCATCTCGTATTCCTTTCTACGCTGCGATCAGCGATTTGTTTAACAACACCTCAAACACTTTGAACCCATAAATGAAGCCCTGCATTTCCGCTTCCATTGCTACACCCATCATGGCGTCTTCCAGCTGGCTGTTCTCCGAAGCGGCCATTCCCGCATTTCTGAGAACACGGTAAAATTCTTCATATTTCTGGCTTAATTCCTCAATCTCCCGGTTTTCAATGGCCGGACCAGTGACAAAATTATCAAACAGATTTTTTATGTATCCGCACTCCGTCCGGGAACGTCCATTCATCAGGATCATTTCCTCCGGTTCTTTTTCACCGTGGAAACGTTTTCTGATCTCTTTCTTGAAGTTCTCCAGCCCTTCGACAAATGCCTTGCTTCTCCTCTCCTCTTTACACATACGGTCGATATAAAGCTGACAGCCTTTTTCAGTGAGCATCCAGATCTGATGTGTTCTCTGCTGTTTTCCATATTCCCGCTCCGCAATCGTAAATTCCTTCTTTTCATCCTCCGTTGCGTCTGCACTTACGAATTTGGCTATCCGATTGAATATTCTCATGTGCGTACACTGGAAGATCTTTGACATATCCCAGCTTGACATCAGCTCTGGCTTTTCCTGCGGGCGGTCTTCTCCGCCTGTGGCAATTCTCCGGATAATCTCAGCGATCTTGTGTGTTTCCTCCGGTGTCATATTTAACATCAGTTCCTCTTTCATCCCAATTCCACCTCCCTTAATTCCTGTAATAACGGATGCCAACGCCGTGTTCCACGCATCCTTTTGATAATTCTTTTCACGTTGATTGCCTCCGGACCGACAAACATAGCACCGTTCATTTTCTGCTTATCTCCAATCTGAACTCTCTTATCATGGAAGCCATCAGTGATTTTCATTTCCCCTGGTCCGCAGTGTTCATCCTTAAATGCCACATACTCTTTCCCATTCAGAATACAGCAGGTAACATAAACCGCTTTCATCTTGCTCACCTCCTATGCGATATGTTCTGTCTGGCCTGCAAAGCAATGGCCGCAGTACCGATAAATCCCTTTCTCCACTCTGCTGAATGTCAGATAGGTCATTTCATGTTTTCCTGTCTTCGGATTCAGTCTTGTACTGTGAGGTTCACCCATCTGGAGATAGCCGAATCCCAAACTTCTTGGTGGAAGAGCGTCCAGGAAGTTGTCATATACTCCTTCATCCACCAGATCGCCTGGTTTTGCGTAATCATCCCAGTCAAAATTCATGGGATTCTCGCTTTCGTCTGCCGCCTTTGTCCATCCTTCCATCGTCTTGATCGCTCTGTTTTCTTTCATCCTCTTCACGCTTCCTTTCATATTTTGTGATGTAATCCTGCAAATGATGTCCATTTATCACATTAACCGCTTCCAGTTCGGTCAACCCGCATCTTTTCTGGAGTTCAATTCTTAATGTTCTCCTCTCTCCTATATCCTGAATCCCTTCATCCGCAAGCGCACTAGCCGCTTTCTGATATTCTTTTGCTATGGCTCTGGAAAGCAACTCCATTACTCCATCACCTTTTCTACATAATCAACGCTTGATGTGTCGAAATTATTTTCTGCGCAAAAATCAATCCACAAATCCAGCAGTTCGGCCAAGTCGTAAACATCAAACTGCGCCTCGTCATCTCCGTTGAATCCGATATTGTATGTTCCACCGCCGGTTGTTACCACTCCAGCGGCCGCTGTTCCCAGTGTCATTACATCTCCTCCTCTCCGTTTTCGAGGTCTGTTCTGTGTGTTGCATAGTGCGTAATAAGCGCCCGTAAGGCTCCTGCGTCTATCGTAAGAACCTTTGCACCGCTTTCCTCATGGTGAAGTCGTGCGCCGTAATGCTCCTTTTCCTTGTCGGTTTCGTGAGAAAGCATTTTGCAAAGCTGATCCACCTTGTAAGGGTCTGCATGTAATTCTTCTCTGTGTCTCTGCTGTGTTTCTTTTAGGCTGTCTGCGCATCTATTGACTGCTTCAATCGCCTCGCTGATTTCTCTCTCGTAATAAAGCGGTTCAAAACCCTCGCCGGAATACCTGTATCTTACCTCAGAAAGCTCTTTTCCAAGCTCCGAAACAATCTTCGAATAGTCAATCATTCCTCTGCCCCCATTTCTTTGAGTTTTTCTACAACTCTATTCAGAGCCCATTTTCCGTTCTCTGTAATCTGCCTCTGCCATGCTCCCTGCGACGGCGCCCACTTAAATCCGTTGCTTTTCAAAAGCGTCCTGACCTCTGCGTCCGGCTTTCCGTCGAAAATAATCTGATAACGCATAGCCTCTGTATTCTCCACCACCTTGAATGTCTCGTACTCCTGCTCGGAGCTGCCTTTTTCTTTGACTGCTTTCAGGCGTTTAAGACGCTCCTCAATCCTGTGGATATTCTGATTGTTGTTCGTGAGAAGATAGCTCGGATAGCCAATCCGGCCGATATAGTTCGGCTCACGAAGTTCTTTAATGGCTTCCTCGCTGTACCCCATTTCCCGAAGTGCGTCGTCTCCGGCCTCCGTGTCTTTCATGCGAACTGCCTTGTTGGCCGCTTTCATGCGTTCCTGCGTCACTTTTAAGTCCTCCAACTTTTCTTCCAGCTTTTCGATTGCCCTCTCATCATCGGACTTGATGATTTCCCTGCCGTAAAGGATATTTTCAATCTTTCCGAGAATACCCTGCACATACTCGTAAAACTCATGGTTCCTCTGCCATGCAGCTACCTGACGTTCCTTTTTCTTGACCGGGAAATTTCCTGCGCCGCTTATCATAACAGACGGACACATCATGCCAATGCTACTCTCTTTGTTGTAATACTCTGCCATTTTCTTTGAGTAGCGTTCCGCCAATCGGTAAGCCCTTTCAGCCTCCTCCGGCTTTTTCTCTGCCACCTTATCGGCAATATCGTAGGCCTTATCAACCTCTCTGCGGTAGCCTACCGTCGTGCTCCCCTCTGCGTAATCACGCATGGACATCATATTGTGCGCTGCCCTTGCATCTCTTTCGTTGATAGGAAAATATTTTCTCTCACTCATGGTTTCCCTCCTGCTCATACTTTTTTAAAATTTCCTCTCCGATACCAAGAACTTTCATCATCTGCTCTGAAAGCCCTTCGAGTTCCTTATCCCTTTCCGCCTTACGCTCATAAAATGACTTATCTTTCAGAGCCTCCTCCCATCCGTTGATAAATTCCCTTACCTCGCGAACACTGTCAAATCCTGCCTCCGGTTCGTAGTCATTTCTCGCTGTCACTACCTCGTATTTGTAATCGCTTCTTTTATCATCGATTGCTACCAGGAAGTAAAGTTCATCACGGCGGCTTTCATCGAGCGGCTCAAATCTCACATCATCATAAAGTGGGCCGACCATCGGACAGTTATTCTTGAACCACACCCTGTAATTATCCAGAACATAGTCACTCGTAATTCCATTTAGAATACCCCAGATCTTTTTCAATCTCCCGGACAGTGCTTTGTCTGAACAAAACCAGTCGTACCACCCAGCCTCAATCTGTACATCCCGGCTCTTCTCTAAGAAATCGCCTTTTCTGTATCTTTCACAAAACTCTCTTAAAGTCATTTCTTTTTTCATAGTCCTCACCTATCCAAATAATCTCTCTACAATATCTCTCTTGACCCGTATCAGCCTCATTGCTGTGATCTTGTCAATCTGACCGGACGTGATACTTACAATCCTGTCAGCCGCCTGCTGGAAGAGGCTGTAAACTTCCTCGTATGTATCATCTGCCAGCCCCTCATAATAGTCCGCCTTCTTCTGATCGGGTTCTGGAATGTTAAGCCAGTAATCTACTGCCTCTTCATACATCTCCAGTGCAGCTTCTCTGTCTCTGAGTTTTTTCAATATTTCCTTCATGATGTCTCCTTTTCTTCTCACTTGCAAATCTATTTAACTTTAAAAATTCGCACTTGCGAACTATCAGAGTAAAAAAAATAATCCTAGTTCCATCCAAGCGCTCTTACGGTCTTTGCTTCTTTAATGTATCCGTTGCTTTCTAAAACCCAAAGATCAAACTGTACTGCATGATGACTAATCTCAAGTCCGCAATCATTCAGGCTATAAAGTTCGTTCACTACTTCCTGCACCATGTATCTATTCCCGGATGCTACCATAGCCGTAACAATCGCCTGGACTTTTGCCTGAGCCAGATTCCATTCTTCGGAACCGAAATCAAAATCTTCTCTCCTCTGAAGTGCCTCTCTGTAATCATTTACGTTATACATAACCATTACCTCCGTGTTTTTATTTGTTGTTTGATTATGTATATATTATACTTCGTACTTGCGTATTTGTCAAGTGTTTTACTTCTCATATAACGAATTTTTTCTAAGAATCACTTCGTATCCGAGAGCCTTTGCAAGTTTTTCAAAGCTGTCATATCTCATGCAATTTTTTCCACGATTGAGCATCTGGCTTACGTTCTGTCTGGTGATTCCTGTTCGCTCTGCCAGGATCTTCTGATTGATTCCTTCTTTCTCTATAGCATTTTTTATCAGATCAGCAGCGCCATCTCCCATTACTTCTCTCCGGAAAAGTTCTGATGATTCCCTGAGTGCTATGCAGTCTTCAATCCATATACTCTCCGGATCGTCTTTCTCAATCATGCTCTCGCAATGTTGAGCCAGGCTTTCCAACTGCTCAATGATTTTCTCCCTCTTAATACGGATCACCTCATTTCTTTCTGTAATTCCGGAATTTTCGTCATCAGCAGGTGCATAATATCTTCTGGGTTTTCCGGCGGAAGGATCTCTGGCCCGCTCTGCAATCCAAAGAGAATATCTCCCACAATCGGCGCCCCATGATACTGCGTGCCGTACAGGAGTGATCCGGCCAGGTTGAATGGACGGCCGTTTATAATTCCAGATTCATCCACGATCATTACTACAGTATCGTGAAACAGGTTATACATAATCTGAGTTTTTACTGTCTCCACGCAGTCAGCACATATCTCTTTTTCTTTCGCTTCTGCTGTCCACGGAATATCAACTATTGAAATTTTATTATCGGTTGTGATTTTCACTGTCTTTCCCATTTTTCTCTCCTTCTCAATCGCAGCCATGACAGGTATCGCAGTCATGGCGTTTCCAATGTCCTTCATCATCACGGTATATGCAGTTTGATTCTCCCCAACACAAGATATATGTTTCATAAGCGTCTTCGCTTTCACTTTCATAATATCCTCCGTATGCCATACTGCCGTTTTTGTATACCGTATGTCCGGTGTTATTACCTATGTCTTCATCCGCCCACCAATGCTCTATCATTAAATCTGGATACATTTCCGCCAGTTTCCGTATTACCTTTTCCGGAGCGCTCCAGGCAGTTTCAAAAGTGATGGTATTATCATTTTGTAATTTACTGTCGCAGGCGTTCCATTTTGTATCCCAGTTTGCGATACGCCACTCGTACCATGTTGTGTGTCCATATTTCTGAAAGTTGTCTATGTACAGTTTCCCTTTGGAACACATCTCTTCTTTTGCCATTTCACTTTTGAGGAACATATCAACAGATACTCTTGTGAAAATTTCCTGCGCCCATCTTAAATCTCCTCTGTGGAATAAGTTGCTCACCGTCTGTCTCAAAATCTCTTTACGTTCTTCGCTTAAACATGGAATAGGAATAGTGCATTTCTCTGTCAGATAATACACAATGGCACTGTCTGTCACTGATCCGGCATCCACATTGAGACTTTCCGGCATCGGAATTATTTTATTGAAATCAAAATATCTCTTACCGTTTTCCTCTGAAAATAACGGCAATCTGCAAATTCCTTCCGCTTTCACGATATTTTTCACATAGTTTGGCATTTTTTTCATTCTCCTTTCATCATCAGCCGGCATACTCCAGCCGGATATACTTCATCAAACCAGTGCCACACCTCTTCTTTGTGTGTTCTTTCCTGGAAACCTAAAAATTCTTCCTCTATCTCGTCATCATTATTCACTGGCACCTCTCCCAGCAGTTCCCATAATTTCTCGATTTCTTTTTCATCGAAATTGCAGCCTGCTTCCAGATCCATGAGCGCATCACAATCTTTACAATTCGGACAATACTCAATATCATCTCTGAAATTCAGACCAAGCTGCTCGTCCTTCCCAATCCATCCACACTTGTTACATCGGACCAAAACCATCTATCTTGCCTCCTCTCTGATCAGGATTTGCATTTTCTCCATTTCCGAAAGCCAGGAAATGAAGTCTGTTCCTTGATTCTTCTGTTCTTTTCCGACTTGCTTGCAGAAGAACCGGAACGCTTTTCTCATGGAATACCGCTTCGGTTTCCCATCCTCGTAATATGCAAACATCTCTCACCTCACAGGTACGACCTCCCGTATCTCTTCCGGAATTTTTCTCTGCTCACTTCATCCAGTTCGTCCATTCCCGTAACATACAGTATGTACTTCCGTTCCCAGGCCAGCTGACCAATAATCTTTGACATCCTTTCTGCCATGGGATTGTCATGTATTCTCATGGTGATCTTCCCCATGTTATGGCAGTTATTGCAAACTGGAACCTTTAAGCCGTCTTTCTCGCTCAGTTCTCTCCCGGCGGTTCCGAATATGAGATGATGTTCCGCTTCGGTTTCACGGCCACAGATAAAACATATCTCTTTATGCTTTGTCACAATTCCATCCATTTCAGTTTTCCTCCCTACGCATACATAATCTCTCCGAACAGCGCATACTGGATAATCTGGTCTGCAGCCGGCGCATCTATCATTCCGCAGTCAAGCACCATCGTATTCTCTTTTGTTCCCAGCTCTATCGTTCCGTCATACAGCGGATTCTGCAAATACTTTTTCAGTCCGGCCATAAACTTCTCACGGTCAAGGTCATAATGTCCGCCGTCTTCCGCATCGTATAATCTGAGGATTCCTCCCCTTGCGATCTGCTCATGGCCCCAGCCTTCTCCCATCCGCTCTCCAATCACTTCCGCTTCTTGACACCAATAGGTTATTCCACCTTCCAGAGCCGACACCATAATATCGTCAATATCCTCTTCGGTCACAATGACGTTCAGATTCACCTCGCAGTTCCACTTCTTTTCTCCTGTGTCACAGGAGATCTTGTTGGGTTTGACCGGATTATTAAGGGCATCCGAAAGCTCCTGAAGCATTTTCTCAATCTCTTCCGCATCTTGTACTAATTCTCTTGTTGTCGGTACACCAGCGGTTCCATTTTCTCTTCCCTCAATCCACATAGCGATATGTTCATCTGCATCGAAGCTCTCCGCATATTCAAATACAGACTTAGGGAAATCATTTACATCAACGCAGATAACAAATTCTTCTCCCGCCGGCGAATACTTTTCTATTTCTACCCGGCCATCATCTGTGTATCCGTTAATGGTCCAATCCAGGCTTTCCAATATGTCAACATGCTTCTGATCCAATTCCATCTTTTAATTCATCTCCTTTTCATTCCCACAATTCGGGCATTTGTCCACGCCGTAACACCAATACCATTTTTTACACTTAGGACAAATAGCCAATTCTTCGTACCACTGTTCCTCCAATAAAGTTTCTGGAGATTGCCAGTCAACATCCTCAAAAATCTGATCTGCAATCTCTGACTGGCCGTTACATATGTCAAGAAAGTCCTGCCTGGTATACAGGGAATCGCTTAACTCCGGGATATAACACACCCGGTCAGGATGGGCTGTATCGTAGTACGCCTCCCAGTTCTTGTAAATCATCCCCTGCCCGTAATACTCTCGCTCAATAACCTCCGGTTGATCCCTTGATTCCGGGATATATTTTCCAACCGTCTTATACATTCCAAATCACCCTCCTTCCGATCAGGCCAGAGATCTTCTTTTTGGTAAACTCCGCAATCGTGCAGAAGTAATCGCCATTTCTCCAGTCCTCATACTTGTACTTCCTCTCAAATTCATTCGCCCAGTCAATGAAATACTGCTTCCACTCTGCACTCTCAATATTAGAATTTCTTACCTGTGCATTTCTCTCCCAAATGGCATTGAATGTCATCGCGATTTCAATCAGATTCTCCGTGTGTTTGTTGTATGAAAGTCTCATTTCTACTTTGCCCTCCTATATTCTCCCCTGTTGTACTGCTTTAGGCTGCCCCTGTTATTTCCGCTTTCTGAATTAAATTTTCCAGATAACTTTTTGCCTGCGCATATGCCTCTTCCTGCATTTCCTGAGTGATTTTGTCAACCGAATACGGTATTGTAAACCAACCATCAAAATTACCATTTTCTTGAAAGCCATTTTCCATCGCACATATATGGATGAATGGTCCGTAATCACTGATCTGGAAGCTGACATAACTCCCTGTCTTTTCGATTGCTTCCAACGTGAGCGTCATCAGTTCTTCTGCCATTTTTCTTTCTGCTGCTTTCATAGTCTAATCCTCCTCAAAATCCTCTTCCCACTGATCCGGGGAAGTTACCTCATATCCGTTCATGGCGTACCATCTTAAACATCCCGGACACTGAGTACATCCGTAATAGTGTCCATTAAGGTGAAATTCCTCTCCACATTCACATCTTGCCAGAGCCGGCACCCTGCATGAACTTTTCCTCTCAACAACGCCCAGGCACTCGACCTCTTCCGGATGATCCTGGCACCACTTGTAATTTTTCTCAGAAAGAGGATTCAGCTGTACCTTTCCATCTTTCCAGGGAAACGAAAACCCTGCTTCCGTATCATCCCTGTACCTGTATTCCAGATTTAACTCCTCCGAATACTCTGTGTGGGCTTCCTTAATGATCGTTACCACGTATCTTTCCTCCTCTCATGCGTTCTTTGCGTCCTCTACAAACTGATCTGCCTCTTCTTTGCTCCCGAACCAGTCATGGTACACATCTTTATTCCTCAGTTCCTTTGACTCGCTTTCCGGCTTTTTTACCGCCTGGATGCAGTTTGTGATCGCTGCTCTTACATTTCCGTTGTCATACACGCTGGTTGTCACGCACCAGAAAGTTTTCATCCCGGCCAGAGTCAATTCATAAGCGTCTGCCTGCTCTTGCGTCAGCGGTTCCGAATATTCTATGAAGCCCCAGGCTTCATCCCCTATCTCTTCGCAAAATTCCTTGTAGTCGAAATTCTGAATCCGCTCCACCTTATCTTTCTCCGGGAAACCACCCGGAAGGACCGGGCGCTGTGTGCTGTAATATCTCGTCATTTCCAGAACTCCTCTCTTAACAAAATGGAATAACGCCGGCTTCACATAAAACAGGCTGCATCGCATACATCATCTCCTCATACTCTGCCACTGTTTTTCCGTAAGTCTTTGCCAGCTCTCCTTCTAATTTGTCACGATTCCTTTTGAACGCTTCAGCAATTTCACTCGCAAAGAATCCGCAACTCATTTCATATTCTGCTTTCTGCTGGATTTCTAAGTCTTCGATCTTCTTAATTACTTCTTTTCTCCACCGTGTCATCGCTCTGTCTCCTTCCTCTCTTTGTCATCCTACCCTCACATGGCTCTGTGCGTGTGCTACAGCCGCAGGCATCGTAGTAAACACATCCTATGCAGGGTTTCTTCACCTGTCTGGATTTTTTCTCTTTCTGGCTCGATTTGCTCTCCATGTTACCTACCTCTTTTCTTTTTCAGCCATCACCTTCAGCCATGGCATCTGTTTGAATGCTTCCTCCTGCCGTCTCCGGCTTTGCTCGTTTTCCTCAATCATCACTGCCATAACCGTCTGGAAAACACTTTCGTTATCTGCGGTGATAGTCACCAGACCGGCAGCCATTAAATGACCCATTCTGTTTATGGCATAACTCCGGTCGTTTATCTCTTTCTGAAGAGCTGTCATTTTCATCCTTTCTGCCTTCGTAACCTCCGGGGCGGGCAGCTTTTACGCTTCCAAGGATACTGTCAATCTTTCAGCAATTCCCTGGTAAATCTCCTCTAATTTCTTAGCATTTCTATGTTCCTCCACTGCATCTCTAAAATCCTTGCTATTTGGATTTTCTGCATTTTCCACTATTTTCGCCGCCGCTTTATTCATATTCTCTTTTTCAGAAATTCTCTTCTGGCATGTAATGGCGTGTAATCTATTCATGTCTTCTGCAGGAAGAACCTTTTTTCGGAGTCTCTCATTTTCCTTCTTTGCTTTTTCCAATTCGTCTGTTAATTTCCCGGCCAGTCTACGGAAATGCTCCGCATCCTTCCGTTCAGTCTCCCACCTGTTCTTCATGCTGCACGCAAAGTCGTTTTCAATATTCTCTTCTGCAATCTCGAAGCATCCTTCAAATGCCGTTCCAATGTAGCTTTCTTCTCCGAGATCTTCTACGATCTTTCTAATTTTCTCCAATGCCTTTAATTCCTGTTCTTTTGTGGACATCATTTTATTTCTCCTCTCTTCCGAACATCGCATATACTTCGCACTTGCGAACCTATCAGGTAAAAAAATAAAACCTTTGAGGTTTATGTGTTGTTTGATTATGTATATATTATACTTCGTACTTGCGTATTTGTCAAGTGTTTTACTTCTCGTTTGTCACATTGTTTTGCTTTATTTCTTCGCACTTACAAATTATGGATTTTATATATATCTTAGATACCAGATTGAAGATATAGAAAAAGAGAAAGAGTAAGATATAGAGAAAGATATAGATAAAGAAGTTTGTGACCGTTTGTGACATCGTTGTGACAATGTCACAGGTTTTTCTTTCCAAACAGCCTGTATTCCTTATAAATTAAGGATATTCGTATCTGCGAGTTATTCACTTTTCTATGTGGATATTGTGGATAATTCGCATTTATCAACTGTCCTTGCCATACTGAGAACATTTTCACGAATATTGCATTTCAGATCTGCATATGCTATAATGCCAGTAGGCAAAGAGAAGCGATGTTTCCATGTTGGACATCAGCAAAAACCCCGGAGCGGCATCTCCGGGGTTTTCTATTCCTACTTTTGGCAATGGGAAGGCTTAACCCCATAGGCTGGTTGCCCGTTACTTGTCACCGTCCAGCCATTTGCAGATGAGATGGCAAATCACACCTGCCACAACAGCAACAATAAGAGAAGCAATTATATCCATATTGGACACACCTCCCTTCCGTGCCAGTATAGGAGGTGGCAACGGGATAATTATATCATAACCGCTCCTCCGCTACCAGACGTTTTCTTCCAAAAGAGCATATGGGTCTACACCCTCGTACACGGCTCTATACCGGCTTTTGGCTTTTAGGCATATGTTAATATCTAAAAATCTCTATCGTTGGTCAGGCACATTTCGTCAAAAATCCCTACTTATTTTTGGTAATTTTGTATATTGATTTTTTCTGCTGACTTGCTCCGCATTTCGGGCAATAAAAAAGGACCCGCCGGTTTTCCAGCGAGTCCATGTGACATACTTTTTCCTTGCTAAGCCAAATTCCTCAGAAGGCTATTTCCCCTTCTTTCTGGCCCATTCATTCAACCATTCTATCTGTTCCCGGTCCTCCTCTTCTCTTTCCTCCGGTGTCTCCAGGACGCCTTTAGCAAGGGCGCAGGAGCATACGACCAGGAGAGACAGGGCCACGAGAATAATGATTACTGCAAATATTTTCATGCTCCACTTCCTTTCCGATGCCGGATCAGGCTCTCCATCTATCAGCATTTACCGGACGGAGAGCCGTTATCTCAGATACTTACGGCCATTCGATTTCTTCCCCTTCATGCTCCTTCGGATCATAATTCACCAAGGATTTCACCCATATCACATGAAGGGCAATCCCTATAAGGACCAGGGAAAGATTGGCTATGGCCTGGAGTGTTCCCGTCATTCCTGCTTGTCCTCTTCTTTGGGCGGATCACCCTTCACAGCTTCGGCGCTCATCTGGCCGATAGCAGTCTGGGCGATTGTGGCCGCCGTTGCCGCTGCGGTGGAAGCCGCCACCGTGGTCGTGTCAGGAATCTCAATCTCGGATACTACTTCCACCGGTGCTTCAAGTTTCTGCTTCCGGACCTCAGCCTCAATCTTCGGCGTTACATATTCCACAAAGTCTCCGTATACATCGTCAATAAATTCCAGAGCCGCCGGACTGAGAATGGCTTTCGCCGTCTCAATGGATTTCTGGAGGGCTTCTTTCTGGGCTTCCAATGTAAATTCTCCGTTCTCCTTCAGAGCATCCACATAAGTCTGACTTGTGGCGCTTACTGCCTGTGTGATAGCGGCGGTGATCTCTTCGATGTACCCACGCACTTTAAGATCTTCTGTATCAGCAGCAGCATTGTCTCCGGCTTTCTGGATTGCTTTCACTATGTAGGCCGTAAAGATCGGTACGCATACCGTTACAACCGCAACGAGTAAATCACTGATTAAATCCTGCATAACATTTTCCTCCTTCTCTTATCCAACGTATTTTGATCCGCCGTAATATGCGGCAATCCATCCAGACGGAATTTTGATCCAGACATCGTTTCCGACATTCTGAACCGCCTGGCAGGTGACTTTGGTTCCTTTCTTCAGACAGCCGTTGCTGTAGGCATTTGCCCTGGCATTGGCCGTCAGCTGTGAATAACTCTTCGCTGAATTGTTTGTGCCGGCACCGTTCCGTACTCTCACGGCGTCCACCAGGAGAGTGTACGTCTTGCCTACAGAATAGGACGGTCTGGAAGAGCCTCCGGATGTTCCGGCACTCGATCCGGATTTTCCAAGCTGCTTGTTGACCTCTGCCTGGATCGTCATGTAATTATAGCCGGCCGCTTCCAGCTTCTTCTTTCTGTCAGTTCCGTTCCCCCACTTACCGGCGATTACTTCCTTTGCAATCTCAGCATTGGACTTCTTAGAAGTAGTTGTGCTGCTTCCGGAAAGTTTCGCATTAACCGCCGCCTGTACCTCGCTGTAATTGTAGCCAGCTGCAGTGATAGCGTTCTTTCTGGCGTCTCCGTTACCCCATTTTCCGGCAATCACTTCATCTGCGATTTCGGAAACAGACTTTTTCGGAGATGTTGAAGACGAAGTGCTTCCTCCTCCAGAGGAAGATCCGCTGTATTTCGGTCTTGCATATCCACGGATATTTCCTGCACCTACCGTAAGCGTCCGGCGGCCGACTGCCTGGCTCTTATTTCCTTCAATCGTTGTGATTGTACGTCCAGAAACACTCTCAACAAAGCCAATGTGATCGCTGTACCCGTCATTCGGCTGCGTGTTGTCATCCCAGTTGAACAGGATAATATCTCCAGGCTGCGGAGTGATCGCTCCATCCTCAATCCAGATTCCCTTCTGTTTAAAGATTTTCACATGCTCCTCGCACCCGCACTCCGTTCCAATCAGGTCAACTGCTCCTGCTTTGATTCCGGCGGCCGACACCGTAGTATCGCACCATTCGTCCGTGTACTTCACTGCATATCCACGGGCCAGCGGCTTATGGCTGTTATAAAGGTCGATGATCTGTTTAAATTTTCCATTGGCCTCGCTGTAGCCAATCCATGATCTCATTACATTTAAAACGTCCTGTGCTGTTACTCCCACTTTTGATCCTCCTCCACTGTTTCCATCGTACTGTGTCAGGTTATACTGATTCACCAGGGCCATATTGTTCTGAACATAGGTTGAACTCGTAGCGTAGCCATCATTTTTGATGGTCTGCAAATATTTCTCCGGATCAGTAATGCCCCTCAGATTCTTGTAACGGTCAAGCTGGATAAACTCAAAATATCCCTTGACTCCTTCCTCCATGCTGCTGTAAACGCGGAAATTATCTTTGATCGTTGTAAGTGTTCCGGGCTGGTACTCTTCCTGGGTGGTCAGATTTACAGACGGGCCTGTCCACTTTGTTCCGCATTTCAGACCAAAGTAATTATGATACTGTGCTGCCAGCTTGCTTTTTCCCCAGCCGCTTTCATTGATTGCCTGGGCGATGATCGCACTGCAGCATTTAATTCCATACTGTGGAGCGTACTTCTGCACATACCCCGCAATCTGTTTAATAAATTCCTGATTTGTCATTTCAACACACCTCGCTTCTAAAAAATAAGACAGGGAATTTTCCCTGCCGCACAAATAACTTATCTCGTATTATCCTAACGGAAAGTTGTCTCCTCCTGAGTTGTTCTGATCTTCCAGAAGATTTTCCCGTTCCCGCTTCCGGTCCTCTAGTTGCCATCTCCGATCCTTATTTTTCTCTTTGGAAGTTTTGATCCACCCCATGATCCCGCACTCTCCGGCCAGGGCAACAAACACGCAATTCACAAGTGTATCCGGAACCATGCCGTATATCTCAAACAAAGAGATCATTTTCAGAGTGAAGGCAACTAAAAAGACCCCGACAATAATCAGGATCACATTCATCGTTCCGATTGACTTTCTGGAGGACTTCTTTGCTTCTTCATTTTTTTCTTCCCTTTTCATATCGCACCTCCGTCATTTCCTGCTCTGCATCAGTTCACTGATTCTTTCTGTCTCATGCATGGGGATAACCTCAAGGCTGTTCATGGCCGGCTGTACCTCAGAGTGAACATAACCGTCACCGTCCAGGTCTTCGTAATCTTTGAAGATTTTCCAGAAAGAATCCGACTCCATTTCAGACCATGCCAGCAAAGGATTTTTCTCTTTTGAAGTGAAGTATCTGTAAGACTGGAGCAAGCGTTCTCTCAATTCATTTCTCTTTCTCTTGCGGTTCGCTTTCTCAATCTCCTCCATTCTCCGGATGTTCTCCTTTTGCGTATCTGTCAGATGCTTAATATCTTCCGTGAATTTTTTCTGCATATCTATACTCTGCTGTCTCCACTTCGGATACATGGCAATCTGATCCAGGCACTTCTGGATTTTTGCGTCCTTCTCCTCTTCCCTCTGGTACTGCTCTATGATGTATTTTTTCGCCTTTCTGTATAGCTTCCAGATGGCGAACAGAGCAGCGCAGAAGACAATAACGGTGGCAACCTCCAGGCCCCCAAACGTTTCAATAACTGCATCCACCTTTTCGTTTCCTTTCTTTAAAATTTTTGATCTTCGTATCACTACGGTTTGTCTCGTATAAATTGCATACCCTCACCTTCTTTCACAGCTGACCAAAAAGTGAATCCACCTCATTCATGGACTCCCTTAATTCGCTGCTCATTGTGAAGTTTTCGTAATGGCTGATTTCCTCAATCAGCCTCCGGATCACATCGTTTTGCCGTTCAATGATCTGGTTCTGCAATTCAAGCAGCTCCTGTCTGCTCATAAATCACCTCCTCCGTCTGATCTGCGTGGGTTAATACCAAATTGTCCAGAATACTCTTCACCAGAGGTTCACTGTCGCAATGCTCCAGCATCCCTAGGTAACTCTGAAGGGTTTCTGTTACATCCTGGAAAGTAACTTCATATCTAGAATATTTTACCCGCATACCTCGCAGCGCACGTTTGATCCGGAGGCTTGTGCTTTTCCGGATCACTACACGGTTCGGCCATAGCCGATAACCTACAAATTCTATGCCCTGGCTTATCGGCCGGATACAGGTTTTCTTATTCAAGTTCAGTTCCAATTCTTCCAGAAGAAACGCTTCAATCCTGTCTTTCCAGGACCGAAGCTGTATCTTATCGTCACTCAGGATAATTACATCATCCATGTAACGGATATAAAAATGGATACGCAGAACCCTCTTGCAGAACTGATCCAGCGCATCCAGATATAAATTGGCGAATACCTGCGACAATAGATTTCCTATTGGCATCCCAACATCATACAGCCGCTCTTCCAGAGGAACATCGCCTGGAGAACAGCCCGGCGGAAGACCAAAGGGCGTGTGTTCGCAATCTATGATTCCATACAGTACATCCAACAGTCTTTGGTCCTTAATCTTCTTTGCAAGGATCTTTTTCAGTACCCGGTGTGATACTCTGTAAAAATATTTGCTGATGTCCAATTTAAGATAGAACCACTGCCTTTCCTTCCGTCTCACCTGCTCAATCCAGTATTTCAATCTCTGCATTGCGCTGAGAGAACCTCGGCCTGGTATGCAGCCATATGAATCTTCTATATATCCTTTCACCAACATAGGGTTGATTACCCGGTAAATCGCCCACTGTATGATACGATGCCTGAATGAAATTGACATTATCATCCTCTTCTTTGGCTCAAAAATATAAAAGATGAAATACCGGTCTATTTTGTAAGTGCCGCTCAGAACCTCCTGCCGGAGTTCATTCAGCAAAGCCCAGGTGTCCAGGTTGTAAACCAGCACATCCCTGTTATATCTCCTGCCTTTGGAAGCATCTTCCAGGGCCATATACAGATTGTCCATGGAAAATATGACATCAAAAACATTCTTAATCTTCATTTATACCTCAAAATCTATGTGTTGCAGCTTTCGCCTTGGCTACTTGCGGCTTCCATAGTTGTCTCCGGTTTGTGTGTCTCCCCGGAGACGGCCATACCCACCTTTCGGGAGCATAGCCTTTTTCTCCTGCCATATCTGGCCCGGAGCGGAAATAGACTCCTTTATCCTCTCGCACTGTCGGAAGGTCCTTGAACATTCCGCCTCTGGCATATGAGAGTAAAGCGGAGCGGAAGCCGATGTTGCTGTTGGAGTTCGACCGGGGGTTGTTCAGGTTCACGTTGAAGACGCCCGCATTGGAGGTGTTGTTCCAGTTGCCCCCGCAAATCGGCAAACGCAATAGCCTATTCCCAAAGGAAACGCCCCGCCTGTTCAGCGGGGCTGATAACCTTTCTTGTTTTTGGACGGCGTATCCTCATAAAGCCACTTCTTGTAGCCGCCGAGCATACTGCCGATCTCTTTGGAACGCCGTGTCCACTCTGCATGAGACGAAGAGCCTTTCAGATATTTCAACCGATACGCAAGCGTTATGAAATCCTGCAATGCTTTATTCTTCATATCCAGATTTTTATGCGGCGTTTTCTTCGAGTACGCCCACTCCAGTTCATTCGCCAGTTCCAGCATTTCTTCCATGCAGAGAGCGATTTTATCTCCCAGTAATTTCTGGTGCGGAACCGACCATCTTTCTATGAGCGGAAGAGCGTACTCTATCATATCAATAATTTTCATCCGGATTTTCAGGTTTTCTACTTGCTGCTCTCCTGTTGCCGTTTCATTTTTCTCTGTAGGTGTCACTTTGTTCCTCCTTGAAAGCTACAAACACGCTCTGCTACCGCAGAGCAAACAGTGTCTCAGTGTTACAGTTCACAGAAAGCGGAGCGGAAGCCGACGCTGCTGAAGGAGTTCGACCGGGGGTAGTTCAGGTTCACGTAGAAGACGCCCGCACCGGAGGTGTAGTACCAGTAGCCCCCGCAAATCGGCAAACGCTCTCCTGTAGGATTGAAGTAATGATAATCACCGCCATAATCTCCACCTGGTTCGTCGGGATAAAATAACAGTGCTTTTGCCAGTTCCGGCGCTTCACTCAGTCCGGAGGCAAGAGTCATATCCTTATACTGGCAATATACATACTGATCTGTTGTATATGTCGGTGTACCTTTGGTAAGCTGAATCTTACTGGAAACATAATCCCATTTCAGGGTATCAGCAGATCCCGGAGCGACCAGAGATCCATCTGCCTTGATTGCTTTCCACTCAGAACTGCCGGCGGCCATGCTGATGTCAGCCATCATACAGTTTGCATATGGAATAACCTGAATCTCAGCTCCATTTAATCTCATGCCGGCGCACCACTCCCAAACATTACCGTTCAGATCAGCGATACCGTCCGGCAACCAGTTATGATTCCATGTATCCGGCCCAGAACCGGTAGCGCAGCGTGCCGGCTCTCCATCGTGATCTCCAGATGATTCGTAGGATGTCGGCACTCCTCTTTCATGTGGATAGGAAACGTCTTTACCCCAGTTATTATTACCTCTCGGCATGGTTTCGTTTTTCCTGCACCACAGCGCAATCGCACTCCACAGGGAATACGGTAACAAGCCCCATCCGGTTCCTTTATTTCGGCAATATGTAACTGCCTGGTCGAAGTTTACTGATGTTCTCGGGTCCTTCAGAGCCAGTGAGTATGCTCTGTCATTCAGTACAACGTTCTGGAATTTTGAAACGTACATATCTTTCACAGCTCCATTTACGGAAAATCCGGGATGTACATTCTGACTTCCATCTTCAATTACGTCGCCGATGTTGAATCTCGGAAACAGCACCATAATGGACGGCATCTCTCGATCATCCAGGAGAACCGTGTTTTTTCCTCCAGACAACGCCTCAACAGCTAATTTTAAATCATCAAAGTTTGGCATCTCTTAAACCTCCATTTCCCATAATCTAAGTTCGCAGTTATCGATGTCAAAAGGAACCGGCTCCCTCGTTGTAATTGTCGGGGATTCGGTTCCTTCTTCTGCCTCCGGATCGTATTCCGGATTCTCTTCTTCATTTTCGATGTACTCCCTGGCCGGGATCACCAGCTGAGCTACATATCTTTCGCCGCTTGATGCTCCCATCACCAGGCCGCCGGTGTAGTCCTGGCAGATGTCAATGACAACCTCATAATCACGTTCCTTTTTGGAAGCGTCAAACATAAGATCGCCGTCATTAAAACTGATAATCTTTCCCATGACCTCATAGGAAATAAATTTTGTGCCGTCCTCCGGCAGATGCGTTACATTCATCAGAAATACCTCCTTCTGTTCTGTGCTTTTTCAACGGCCTCCTGGCTTCTCACGGCCGTAATCTCTGCAGCTTCCCTCATAGCGGGATCACGGGTGTCAATGCCGTATTTCTGTGCCACATACTCTACAGCGCTTTGTCTCTCTTCATTGGGAATAATCACGTTCGCCATGATTAAATACCTCCTCTCACATACAGATTCAAAACCACCTGTGAAGCCGATCCCGTATAAGCCACCTTGAAACCATTCAGCAACTTATCACTGAATACAATCTCTCCGACAGCACCGCCGGTTCTGCTTACTACTTCAGCCTCAATGGTATAGTCTTTGTTGTTCCGGGATTCCGGAAGCTGAACAGACTTCACGGAATTATTGAACGGGTAGTCCTGAGAATTTGTGAGGGTGACCTCCAGTTTTTCACCGACAATCCCCCGCAATTCCCGCCGGGTACTCATGAGCATCCGGAGAACTTCGTTCGCCATCTCAATCGCCATAAAAGTTCCGAACCGTTCCAGGTGATTAAAATTGGTTGCGCTCTGCGGCGTTCCCTGACTGAATACTTCTCCTGGATCGGGAACATGCTCTATACTCCCGTCATCGTTCTGTGTCTCTTTGTACCGGTAAGGATGCTCAACAACTTCATCCTCCCACAATGTAGGTACATACATGGGTTTCTGCCTCCTTCCTATACTTCCTGAATATCAATAGTAAAGCGATACCAGATGGCCTCCTGCGTGGATTTCCTCTGAAGGTTCTCCGTTTTACTCAGCCATAAGTTACCGCTTGTGTTGTACAACTGTACTTCTGTCACTGTAATGTTGCCGGACACTTCATTGCCGGCCTGAAATTCGATTGCCACCTTGCCTTTTGAGTCTGTGTAGACTTTCGTGAGTTTTGTCTGATAATAAGTGCTGCCGACCTTGTACCTGGCATAAGCAACCGTTCTCTTCACATACTCTTTGAAACCGTTAATGGCCTCCGCTGTCAGCATATCTGAATCTCCTCCTTCCTACATTCTTTTTGAGCCGCATATCTTATATACGACACTGGCTGTTTTTCCCTCGACCGAAGCGGTAATGCCTCCGGATTCCGGCTCTCCCAGATTGCTCACATCTGGCTCTTTTCCGGTGATAGGATAGGGAAATGTGACTCCCTGCCCTAAAGTCGATGCCTGAAGCTGTAACGAAGGGAGAACGCCTATATTTGCAATGTCTGGACGTGTACCAGCCACCACATGAGCGAAGGTTCTGCCCCCTCCTTCTGCGTGGATTTCAAGATCAGCGTCATAGATGGCTGTGATAATCGCCGGATCCGGATGCTGACCTGCTTTCCTGTTCTGGCTTGTAGTCCGGTAAGGGAATATCGTTGATCTTGGTTCCGCCCTGATCCGCACAGATACCGGAGTCTCAAACACAATCCGGAAACTCTTCTGGGCCTGTTTTACCTCATTGATAAGGTCAATGATCTGCTTTAGGCTCACGCTGCTGTCTCCAGGACCCAACTTAATCTCAAAGGTATGCGGCTCCACATTTTCAACCAGTTCACACTCACGGCCGCACAGTTCTTCAACCAGCATTTCAATTCTGGCCGGATTCATCGGCTTCCGGAAATTTCTCTTCCGTGTAATTGCGCTTCGGCGCTCCTCCACGCTCAACGCTTCATTCGTGACAATTCCATAACTCTGCTCCCAATACGGAAGCGACCAGGTGGCCGTCTCCGGGAACGCCTGGTTTCTCAGATCGTCTACCGTATCCTGCGCTAAAGTTAGCGGAACGCTCATAACCTCAAAGATCCATTTCGCCACATATGATTTCTCGTAAATGGGAGAAATCATGCTCATCATATCCCTGGCTGTTGGCCTGGTCGGAAAATTCTCTAAGTCCATCAGCTCACCTCCTCGGTGGTGACGCTCTCTGTGAACGGATACTCGTCCATATCAATCGGGATGTTGTCTGTGCCGCCGTTCATGGTCAGTCCTTCAAAATCCTCCACGCCGGCTGTATTTGTCAATGTGGAATGAACCCATATATATTTCACTTCTCCATCCGTACTCACCATGCTCTTATAGTAATTTGACAGAGCCTTTTCAAACTCTGCCAGAACATTTTCCTCCTCGAACCCATCCTCCAGGGATAAGCCTTTGATTACATAGCTGATGTTGACCAGTTCCGGAGCCGACACCGTGAGAATTACATTCGGCGGCGCCAATCGGTCAATCGGACTGTCCGGACTCATGATGTAGTCATATACGGCTTTCTGCAGAGTCGTGTTGGCGGCCTCTCCATTGGCGTCAAGCACAACAATCTTTACTGTCTCCGGACCATCCCACTCAGGAACAACAATCGCCGTTCCGATTCCCTGTACGGATTCGGCCCACCTCTTATAGTCGGAATGGTTTCCGATATAGGATGTGTCCATCATATCGTTGGCTTCCAGGATTCTCTGGCGAAGTTCATCGTCAGTTTCCTCCTCCGTACCGCCGCTGGCCCGTTCCGGATTCGTCACTGTGGTAACTCCGTCAATCGGAACAGACATCATTGTGATAGTATTTGCGTTCACATTCGATCCACGTCCGGCGATCATCGCCTGTACCGCTACTGTACCTTTTCCGTCTTCTCCGATGATGCACTGTTCAATAGCGGCAAATTCAATAGACACGGCGCTGTCTGTTTCTGGGGTGGCGAAAACCGATCCCACCTGGATCACAGTTCCCGGAACACCCTCTACGGCAATTTCAGCCGTTGCAAAGTTCGGGGCTTTCCTTTCGACTCTTGCCATCTGAGCCAGCCGGTCCAGATACTCTCCATGACTCCACTGCGGGAACATGAGTTTTATCGCCTCCGGAATATAAAATTCCAGTAACTCTGCGGCTATTAAGGCTGTAGGTCTGGTAAAATCCCACGGGAACCCGCCTTCTGTCTTGTCAATATCATCCGGCAGCTGATCCAGCATTTTCTTATGGATCGTGTCTGCATCACAGTCCTGAAGGAAATCCGGTACTGTAAATTCCTCTATCTCTGGCACTGTCTTCACCTCCTCCTCTAAATTTTGATCTCCAACAGTTCTTCATCTTCCCACGGATACCCTTTTACCAGGAATGAAACCCTGATCTCTCCGGGATCATGAGAAAACGAAAAATCACGGACATACTCTGTTGCCGGATGCACCAGCAAAGTCTCCGTGATTGTTCTTTCTATCTCGCTCTCTGTGGACTCTCTGTCCGATTCGTCCATCTCTTCAAACTCCGTTCCAATATCGGAACCGTATGCAAGGCAGGTTTCTCGCTCTGTCGCTATCACCTTCAGACACCACTGGATGTACGCCTCCTTGCCATTTGCCGGGACCAGCTTATTTGCTCCATCCCGGACAAAATCTCCTTTTTCAAAGTCAAAAAAGACAGAGGGCTTATACCTCTCGTCATATTCCGGATTATCCGGTATTTCCGGAAGGTCGAACACCGGAAACAGTTGTCTTTCTGGCACTTTCGCCACCTCCTTGCTATTTTCTGAGTACATCTACCACGACCGGTTCATCTTTCACCCAGACCACCAGAACATGATCTCCGGGTGACAACCCCGGAAGAGTTACTGTATGGCTGTGCGAGCCATTCCCGGTTTCGTGGCCGCCGTGCGAGCCTCCGCTTACAGGTATTTGCAAACCGGAAACCAGGCGGCCGATATAATATTCTCCTTTTGGAATAGCAACCGAAAACCGGTTTGTAGATAAACTCATGTTGCTGTTGATTACTCCAAAATCCGGAGTGACATCTTCTGCTGTCTGCTCTGAAAACTCACGCATCCTGCCAGACATTACTCTTGCCAGTTTACTAAGTCCGGGATTTCCGTCCGCTTTTCCCATGCTACTCACCTCCTGCTATTCAAACGTACCCTCGTCAACCCAACCGTAAACATTGGATGAGCTGTCTGTATGTATCAGATGCCACGGGTGAGCGCCGCCATTTGCTTTGCAGTCTGGGCCAAGAGTTATCTTTGCCCTTCCTGCCCGTGCATTGTAACCTTTTGCTCCAGCATAAGAAGACACATAATGTTTGCCACCTTTGAAGTTCACAATATCTCCTACCTTGTAGGATTTTGACGATGACTCCTTTTCAACAACCTCTGCTTTCGGAACGTACTTCTCAACCTCCATAGTGATCCGTCCGGATTTTGCGTTGTGCTGAACACTCTTTGCCAGGTAAAACCCGTTGAGCGCACCCACCTTTGCATAAACCAGATCGCCTTTTCTGATTGGAGGAACGTCTGGCCCGATAAGCCGGCTGGTTTCCTCCGGACTGCCGTCTTCATCCAGAATCTCATTCGCTTCTTTCTTTGCTTCGGATAAATCATCACTCTTTGATTTTGTGACGATCTTTTGGAACACTCCATATTCTGTCTTTCCGTCAACAGTGGCCTCAACTTTAGCTGCGCTGTCGGAATCCTCGGAAGAGATTACCTTAACTCGTGTCACGATATTTGCGATACTGGTCTTGTGGCTTGCCTCGGTGGAACTGTCTCCCTGGAAAGCATAGATTGTGGTGTTGCTGCCTTTTTTCACCACCTGGATTTTTGTCTCTGTACTCCGCAGGATTGCGGCAGCGCCTCCTTTTTTCTTTGCCTCGTCCAGCACATCCCGGATAATGTCTCCCAGTCTCTTGTTCTTCTCTAAGATTTTTGAATGAGCAATTTTCGGACCGTTGTAACTGGAAAGAGTAATTCCCCAGGACTTCAGAATAGAGGTCAATATACTCTTTGTCTGCTTCCCCTTGGCAAAATATACACAGTCCGAGCTTTTCTGGAGGTTATATAGGTTGTCGTAGGCAACAACATCGAATACTTCATCGCTTTTTGAACTCTTCCTGGTACACTCGATAATGTTTCCCATGGCAACAATCCCGCTGCCGCTGCCCCAATGCCCTTTCACGGCAACTATCGCCCCCAGTTTTACCAGGGACGATAGCCGACTTCCGTTATAGGTGGCATTATACATATCAAAATTGATTTTCATTGCCAGTTCATCTTCATTTTCTTCCCACCCCAGGTCTTCAACCGCCTGCGTGATGTTCAGCTGAAGATTTTTCTCAGTGACAACGATCACATCATATGATACTTTGCTGATTTCAATCATAAACAGACACCCCCTAACCGTTCGGGATTCGTAGCACCTGGCCTGGATAAATTAGGTTCGGATTTTTTATCTTGTCTCTGTTAAGATTGTAGATTTCAGTATAACGTGACCCTTTGCCGAGAAATTTCTGTGCAATTCTCCACAGACAATCTCCGGATTTCACGGTGTAAGTCCGTGTCTTGCTTTCAGTTGCCTTTTTCTTGGTTGTCTTTTTGGCAGCCGGTCTTGGCGCTTTGGGTGTGCTGATCTTTAGCTCTGACGTGGTATATATCTTGATCTCCTGCGCCACAATGAACTCGATCTCATACTGAAAGTCTCCAGCGCCAACATATTTTCCGGTGAACTTTGAAATATAAACTGTCAAGTTTATACAGGTTCCGGTCACCAGAAGGGTACATTTCGTACCCTTGTCACGATAGTTTCTCAAATTCTTTATCAGATTGTCCGGTTTGGTGAACGCTTTAATAAATGGCGCTCCTTTTCTTGATTCGCCGGGGAACGTGCCGGACCACGATACCTCTTCGATGCCTTTTCCCCTGGGGAGTTTTACGTCACCCAGGGAAATAATGCTGTACGACATAAACTTTGCGTCTGCTCCTATCGTCAGCTTCTCAGGCATCATGGGGAACCGGATCTGCGATCCCCCGTCTGGCGTTAAATAAATATCCATACGCTTACGCCTCCGTTGCCAACGGCATATTCGCAAAGATTTTGCTCATACGCTCTGCAATTTCATCGCCCAGGTCATCAGCCATTTCACGGATTCGGCTCTGAACAACTTCCATGATCCGGTCATCGTCCACATCGTCTCCGTCAATACGGAAAACAGGACTCATATCCACATTGATCGTGAATGTGTTCCCGCCTTCTCCCTGGGTATCTTTGGGTGCTTCCATGGAAACAGAAGTTCCTTCCCCTTCTGAGGATTCCTTGCTGCTGTCTCCTTTTGAGGAACGGCCCATAACGCTCCATACTACATCATCTTCATTTTCCGGCTCCCATGTGATCTGCCCTGCGTCCTCCGGAGTATATCCAAATCCGTTGCCGACCATTCCTCCGGCTGCGTGTGCTGAAATGTTCCCGTCAGAGTCAAGCACTCCCAGAGTTCTTCCGGCTGCTTTCCAGAGTTCTATTCCTCTTGTTCTCCTTCCCGGAACGGTAGGAATGATATATTCCAAGCCTTCCTCACCGACCCAGGAGAGTTCCGGACCGTTGCGTCCGACTTCGCCGCCGGCTGCGTTGAGGGATGCCGTAACCGTTGCCGATCCAGTACCGCCACCGCCAAAGCTGATGCTTGCTGACGGGTTTGCGATAGAATAGTTCACATGGATGCTTGCGTTTGTGCTGACGCTGTATCCGGCGCTCATAGCTCCTCGCAGATCGCTTCCGACCTGGCTGTAAACATCCGAAGAGTTATTGGTCTGGTCCAGGGTGACATCTGCCGAACCACTGACAGGAAGAGCCGATGCAAAAGAGCCGTCCAGTTCTGACTGAACAGATTCTACTACTGAGCCTACATTGGTTTCCCCGGCCTGTACCGTCACATCCGCCGACATAGTAGCGGAGGTTGAACCTTCCGCACCGTCTAAGGCTGTCTGCGCTGATTCTTCCACCGGACCGGTATCTACCGTATTGGCTTCTACCGTGACATCTGCTGATGTATCTACGGATGCCGGCTCCACCGCTGATGCCTCTGCAACCGTCTGGTCAACAGCGGCGTTCAGTTCTGCGGTATCAACATTAATCTGGTCGGTCGGGATTCTGACTGTCATTCCGACATCTACCTCCCCGGCCTCAATCCCGTTGTACTCTGCCAGTTCGTCCACTGTCATTCCAACCGCTTCGGCCAGCTGCTCCAGGGCGTCTCCCTCATTCACAGAAACCTCTCCAAGAGTTACCAGAACTTCTGAGCCAGTAACTTCTACCGTATCTCCGCCGGCTTCAATATTGTTCAGCACCTCCTGGATTTCCTCTGAAAGTGCTGCCCTTGCCTGTTCAGAATCAACATCCACCTCACCGAGTTCTGCGTTCAGCCCGTCAAGGGTTAGCTCTTCGTCAGTCACCTCTGCGGTAGCACGTTTCCAGGCATCACTGAGTTCATCGCTCAGCTGACCGTTGGCGTCCATCTCATTGACAGCATCAATAAGAGCCTGATCCCCGGACTGCGCTATTGCATTGGCATATACCTGCCACGCCGCATCTGTGTCTCCTGATGCAGCACCGATTTCCATAGCCTCATTAAAACTATCCATAATCTGTTTTGGAATGGCCTGGCCCATAGATACATACTCGTCAATCATTTCTGTCATGGCGGTTGCATCCGGTTTCATGCTGCTCCAGATTTCTTCCAATGCGTTCTGATCGCCGCTCTGGGTCCATCCCCATCCTCCTCCTTGCTGAGTACGAGATGAGCCATAGAGCAATTCATCCTGGAGGAAAGCCATTTCGCCGTTCTGCACATATCTGGACAGATTTTCCAGGGTTCCGGACATTGTATCTTGCGTCTTTCCTTGATTCTTGGAAAGAAGGTCTCCGTATGTGTCATTGATGGTGTTCGTCTCAAACGCCAGACTGGTCATAAGATCGGAAGCCTGCTGATTCCGGATGGCCTGTGACGCCAGTTCCTTGTAATGAGCATTGGTTTCGCTCGTCAACCTTCCGGCCTCTTCCATAGCGTTCAGAGTTGCGTAAAATTCCTTTGCAGAGGCTTCCACCGTTTCAGATGCAGCCTGTCTCTGGTCTGCCAACGCCTCCACTACCGATGTGAAGGAATCTGCAGTCAGTTCTTTTCCGCTGAGATTGCCATACTCCGTGTTGATCCAGTCCATCTGTGCTTCCTCTTCGGCCTGCTTCCACCGGCTTGTGATGCTGTTCATCTTGTTCTGAAGCTGTGCTACTGCTTTTGCTTCATCAACGCTGATAATTCCATCTTCCAGAGCCGCTTCAACCGCCGCTTGAAGATCTTCCGAAAGTCCGGAAAGTTCTATTTCGTCTGCACTGGCCCACTCTTCAATGGAATCTGCCAAGGTTTGTCCCTCCTGCGTACCTCCCAGGAATGTTTCTACTTGAAGATGTGCGGCATAGGTTCTCTGCTCCAGTTCGGAGATTTTCGACTCCACGAAAGTATCAATATTGTCTGTGAAGCTCTGCTGTTCATCCGCCGTCAGTTCGATACCAACACTGGATTTCCAGATCAGAACCTCATTTTCTTCCAAGGCTTCCTGTGCAGCCGCCGCAAAATCGTCAGCCTTTTCGATTGCCCCCAGTTCCATATCCACGTTTACTAGGTACTTTGCGTTCAAAATTCCGGAGGCCACCTCTTCCGCTTCTTTTGCGGAAAGAACAATGTCTCCGAAATGTTCACTAAGACTTGCTTCTTTCTGTGCCTCAGTGTAATTGTGAACCGCTGTTGTGATAGCAACCACGGCCGCCGTTACTGCAGCCGCAGCAATGCCAAATTTGGCAGAAGCCGGCACCATGCTTCCTATATTACTGATGAAACCGCTCACACTGGTTGCTGACTTTGCCGCTGATCCAATGCTCTTAATCCCGGATGCAATCGGGGATAATGTCTGCACTATACTACTTCCTGTTTTCATCAGCTTAGATGCACCCATACCGATAATTCCGGCGCTCAACCAGCTTGTAAGGCCGGCCTGCTCACCGCCGGGAAGGATCTTCGCCGCACTGGAGAATAGGCTTCCAAGACCTTTCGACATCATATCAACGCCGTCTGATCCGGCCCATTCCATGAACGGTTCAGCAATAATTTTGTTCCATGCAATATCAATTTTCCCGAATAGATCGGCATTTTGCCATTCATCAGAACGTGTCATAGACTCAACCGTCCTCTGCACCTCAGCGAATTTCGCATCCAGAACATCGAAAGCGGCAACGCCAATATCTTCGATCATAGGCATTGCGTCCGTAAGGCCGCCGGCGATTGCGGAAATATACGGCTCCATTCTCTCTCCGAGTGTCAGCTGTACTGTCTCCACTGCGCCGCCCAGCTGCTCCAGGGTTCCTGCGAGATTGTCCTGCATGGTTTCAGCCATGCGATCAGCTGCCCCCGCCGAGTTTTCAATCTGCTCTGCGAGAGACCTGTAATCTTCCTCAGAAGTATTGATGATTGACAGCATACCGGCCATAGCCTCTTTACCGAACAGGGTAGAGGCGGCCGCCGTCTGCTCCGCTTCATCCAAACCGCCCAGGCTACTCCTAAGATTATCCATGACTTCTCCCAGAGATTTCATGTTGCCTTCTCCGTCCAACAGACTGATATTATATTTGTCCATGACTGCCGCCATACTGTCTGTAGGAGATGCCAGGTTTGCCAATGAAGTCTTTAAAGCTGTGCCGGCCATTGATCCTTTAATGCCGTTATTACTCATAAGTCCGAGAGCCATAGACACATCCTCGATGTTGTACTTTAAGGCTCCGGCCACGGGTGCAACGTACTTGAAAGCCTCTCCCAGACCGGCAACGTCTGTATTGGTAGCTGATGAAGCCACCGCCAGAACGTCCGCAAACCGGGCTGTATCACTCGCTGTCAGTCCAAACGCTGTAAGGGCATTGGCAACAATATCCGTTGCCTGTGCCAGCTCAATTCCATCCGAAGCCGCCAGACTCATGATACCGCCGATACCGCTAATCATGGACTGGGTATCCCAGCCGGCCTGTGCCATGTAGGTGAAAGCCTCTGCTGACTCCGTTCCGGAATACTTTGTGACGGCTCCCATTTCTTTCGCTGTTTCAGTCAGCCGTTCCATATCCTGCTGTGAAGCATTTGAGAGCGCCTGGACTTTGCTCATGGTAGCTTCAAAATCCATGTAGGTATTGGTCGTGTCAGCTGCTCCCAGGCTTACGCCTAAAAAAGAAGCCCCTTGCAGGACAGGATTCCGTAACAAATCGAAAATCCCCTGCAACGGGGCTGTGACACCATCTATTATACTGATTGTTGCGCTGAACACAGAGCCATCCCACTTCTCACCTTTATCATTTGCACTGTCAATAATGGGTGAGGCGTTGTCTTCAGCTCCTATTTCGGCCGATCCGGACTGTCCGTCAAAGTTTTCGACCGCATCCCCGGCGGCGTTGATTATCGGCGTGGCCGTATCGTTTGCACCCACATCGACATCAGCAGAGGCTCCGTCCAGCTGTTCAGCCTGATCTGATACCTGGTTGAGCGTCTGGCTTGCTGAATTATTCACGCCGACATCTATATCAGGGGAGATGCCGTCCAGCTTCTCTGCCCGTGCTGTAACACGGTCAATCTTATCCGTGGCCGTATCATTCGCATCAATGCGAACATGATGTGCCTTGTCCAGTTTATTCAGCTGTTGCTCTGTTTTCTTCGCCGCTCTTTCAAATGCAGATAGATTTTTCTGCGCTGACTGCAGGCCAGAGCTGGTGTTGTCCTTCACACTGACAGGAATTTCTATGGTTACGGTTTCTGCCAAATCACTCGCCTCCTTCCTCTTCGTCTTCTATTCCTTCGGCACCTTCACGCCGTTTCTCTTCTGCCCTCAACTGGATCTTCATTGACTCCAACATGAAAGCCTGTGCCCATTTTGGTTTCAAAAGAAAATCATCTGGCGGTAAATGATGCCTCTGGAAAATAATGTGCATCAGCGTACCTTTGCCGCCGGCTTTGATTAGTTTTTTGCTACTTCCTCAACACTCGGCTGATAACCAGAAATTTCATCCAGTTTTTCCAGGATCGCATCTTTCTCTCCTGCCTTCAGAACCACTTCTACCAGGTCGATTCCATTCAGAACATTCAGCTTCTTCCATGCCTCTTTGTTATCCCAGATCTTTTCTCTGTCTTCATCTACAGTGGCCTCGTAAATCAGCTGGGAACGGTATCTGGCCGCCTCAACGCTTTCGGCCACTTTGGTTCCAAGCTGACGGTTTCTTTTGTAATTGGTGTTCTTGCGCTTGCAGGTCTGATACTCCTCTTCACTCAGAGGACGGATTCTGAACTCCAGAACGATGGCTCCATGGCGCTTGATCTGGATTTTTACAGTATCCTCATCATCGGTCTTGTAGCTTGCCGCTTCCAACAGGCCGGCAAGAATATCATTCTCGTACTTTCTGATTTCGGCGTTTTTCTCTTCTTTCGTCATGGTTACATTCTCGTTTTCAGCTGCGATATTCTCTTTGCTCATTGTGATTTTCCTCCTTAAATACAAAAACGGCGCTGTATCTGTGAATTTTGTTTCGCAGATACAGCACCTTATTCATTTTATGTAAATCTTAGGCTTTCAGCATACCCTGCGGCTTTACATCACCGTTTACAAACAGGCTCCACTGTCTCTTCACTACGCTTCCAACAGCGATATTCTGGATATCAATATTCCCGGAAGGAATACAGTTATTATAGATATAGCGCTGCTCAGAACCATTGCTGCCTTTCAGGACACCCTGGTAGTTCCATTCAGGCATTTTTCCGGTAGTCTGCATTTCCAGCAGGTCTGTAATGAACTCTCCGTCTTCGACTACGCACTCCGTAAAGGTAAGCGTCAGGCCAAAGGAGTCAGGCACCTCAAATTCTTTCGGCGTTCCCAACGGATGGTATTTCTGGTTTGACACCGCCATCTGAGACTGATAGGTTTCCACAGATGCCAGAAGTTTTCCGTTACTGTTGTAAAGGGCTCCGTCTTTTCCGGTACGGGCTTTTCTTGCGTCCTCTACCGCCTGTGTATTGATAATAGACATTCTCTGTTATCTCCTTTCTCTACTTATTCTGCCTCCGTATCAGCTGCAAAGCGGAAACGGAAGGTCAGGTAAATTGTTTCGATGCTGTCAAGGTCATCCACGGCCACAATGAACCATGCACTGTCTCCTGTTGCCGGATTGTTCGCATCCTCTGTTACGGTTCCGCCGGGAAGAAGTTTCTTTTCTCCGGCCATAGCGTCCACAACTCTCTGAGCCGCTGCGATAATAGCAGCCCGGCCATCAGCATCATTATCTACAGTTCCGATCATCGGCTCTACCGTTCCCTCAATACGGTTCATCAGTTCATATCTGGTCTTCACCCTACGGATTTTCTTCCATCCCGCATCCTGGTTAGCTGCCAGATTTACCAGAGTATTGATTGCCTTTTCAATCCATACCTGTCTGCTCTTGCTGAGGGAAAGAACGATACAGCCAGACTTCAGGGCTTTCTTGATCTGAGCGTTTGTCAGCGCTTCATTCAGCGTTGTCGCTCCGGAGATAACCGTATGAGTCACAGATTCATTCGCCGCTGATGCCGCAATAACTCCGGCGATCCTGGCCGCCGCAAGATACCCTTCATATACAGTTCCGTCAGCGCCCACCCAGCTATTCAGCACATAATGAACTTTTTCATCATTGAAAGCTGCTGCGTGTGCCATTCTGTCTTCCAGGTCAACCGTATGCGGTTCAGATACAACACACATCGGATAAGCACCATCTTCATAAATCCTGCTGATAAACGCATGGAGAAGAGCGTGTACCGCTGTATCTTCCGTATCAACACAGATCATGTTCCAGGTTTCAGCTTCACTTGCGGAAAATCCGTCACTATAAGCCGTGTTGTTCACTGTCGGGTTTGTTCCGGCAGTGAATTTCTTCTGGGCTACGTCAGCCAGAGTTCCGTTGCCGGCAGCCTTTGTCTCTGCCTTCACATAAGAACTGTTCGCCAAGGCGTTTACCAGACCATCAACCTCATTCTCTCCGGCCTCAAAAGTTACGGATTCCAGGATCTTTGTATCCTCATACAGAATTGCCTGTTTCAGCGTCTCGTCTTCCAGGGAATCCTTGATGGTAACGGAGAACGCTCTGTCTCCCGGATACAGTGCCGTGAGGTCTACAACGTCAACCGCTGTATCTGCCGTGGTATCCTTGAGTGTTACTTTTGCAGGAGTACCGCCGGAACCGACTCTGACAACTATGATCTCGTCCAGCCCGCCGGCCCTCATTTCAGCAATTACCTTTGCACCGCTTCCGTCTCCGATCACTGTTGAAATGTCTACGCTCGCATCTGTCCTGACAGGGGTGTTAAGCGGCCCCCAGTTTCCGGATACCACAGCGCAGCCCACATCTTCGGCTACACCGACCGTATCAACACCACCGGCATTTTCGTACCGTTTGTACACGCCAGGACGTTCTTTGGTTTCGCCAACCGTAAAAAATCCACTCATTTCTACTTAACCTCCTTCTCTGCAAATTCAGAAATGATTTTCTTTGCCTCTGCTTTTGTGGCCGTGTCTTTGCCGGCCACTTTCATAGCGGCACGGATAATATCCGGGCTGTAGTGCTTCCCGAATACGGAATCTGCCGCTTTCACAAACTCTTCTACCGTGTAGGTAGACTCTTCTTTCTTGCTTTTCGCTTCGTTACCGCCCACTGCGCCGTTTTCTTTAGCTTCAGTGGGGGAATTTACCTCTGTACCGGATTTCTCCTGCACTTCGGCTTCTGCGCTTTTTGTCCTCGCCATTCCAGCGTCCCTCCTATTCTTGAATCGTTGTGTAGCCCAGAGGGTGGGGTTCCGCTCCGAGCCGTGACATTGAATACTCTGCCTTTACCGTGATCTGTCCTTTAGACAGGTAATCTGCCGATGTATCAACGGACACTTCGTGAAGAAGCATGATGCTGTCATCCAGCATGGTGATCTCCCCGGAGATATTGAACTGGTCCGCAATCCATCTGACCCAGCTGTTTCTCATTTCCGGTTCCGGCGCTATTACATGGACTGCCAATACGCAGTCCAGCCAAGTGATCGCATACGTTACACGGTTTGTCTTGTAACTTGCGACACGCACATAAAAAGCCGGGCGTACTCCGCTCGGCTCGTAAAACATATCAATATTGTCTTCACCTATTACCAGTGCTGACGGCTCCAACTGTTTCAGCCATCTCTGCACTGCCTTGGCAGGATCGGGATTTGAGGTTTCCTGGTGACTGTATTCCAGAATATCAAACCGTAATGTGGCACCGATGATCCGGGCGCTCACGCCTCTGTCTCTTCCGCTCGGAATAAGATCAAACATTTCTGTCTTGGCCCAGGCAAAAGCGTAATGCGAATTGCCATCTGGCTTTACAATCAGATTCTTCAAGCACTCCCGGATATGCGGCTCTATATCCTCCGGCATACTCTTCGATTCATCACAGTACAGATCAACCTGCATCACGCCGGCGCTCTTTCTTTCCTGATCTGCCTGCATATCAATCGTATAGACAACCCGTGGATACTGCTCTTCTCCCCACTCCTTCTGCTTATCATCCGGAGCCTTCTGATAGAACGCCGCCGGTAACCCTGCATAGGTTGTAAGTTTTTCCGAAAACGCTTCATAGGTGGAGAACCTCTGATAAATCAGTTCTTCAAGCGTCATTCTGCTGTACCTCCTCCGGCTTATACTCTTCAATATCTGTCATATCCTCAGACCATCTCAATTCCCATTGTCCGGCTTCCACATCGGATGCTGCTATGAAGAAAAATCTGGTGACATTCGCAATACCCGGACAATACAGCACCCTCAGTTCATCGGGAGAAACAGAAGAGATAATTCCGTTTTTCGGTTCAGACCAGCTTTTGTGCCTGGCACTGATAAGGAAACCTTTCTTCACTGCTTCCGTATCAAAAACTTTTCCATTTTCGCTTATAAGTAAGCTCACTGTTCATTACCTCCTACACATACGGCTCATTAAAAATAGCCTTAATTTGCGGAAGAGCCTTCTGTGTGATCCTGTCCTTGAACGGTCTCGGCGCCATTTTGCTTGTTCCGTTTTCCAGATACCCGGCATAATATTCGGCGCTTTCCAGGCAGAGCGTAAGGTTCGCCCCGCCGCCTCCGGTTGATCCACCTCTGACTTCACCGTTCCAGTGCAGGCGGAGGTTTCCAGTTCGTCTTGCCGGCGGCTCTCCCGGAGCAGATGCCGTATAGGTTGCGCTCTTCGTATGCGGTTTCCGGTACACCCGTCCGCCACGCTGACCGCTCAATACTTCCAGTTCTGCATTTCTCAGCTGATTCACAGCCCTGGTTCCTCTGGATAGCACCTGCCGGTTCACATTGGCTTTCATCTCGCCGACCTTCGCCTGGACGGATTTTCCTGCGCTTCCGAGTGCGGATGTATCAATCCATAGCCTCATTTCACATCCATCCTTTCTTCCACATAGTAAATCGTGCATACTCCGATACTTCCAGGTTCGTCTACTCCCTGGATCAAGAACACACGGTTTCCGAAAATCAGCTTGTCTTCCTGCTTTGCCCGTGGTCTTCCATCCTGGACAATCGTATGGGTGATCGGGTGCTGTAGCTGCTGCCATTCCATCTTCTGTTTCGGCGTGGCCTCTGCAAGCGCCCCACGGAGCGTCCTATCTCCCTTTGCCGAATAGGAAGTAGACGGCCTTCCGGTCTTCCCTATGCTCTCTGTCTGGGATTCGATGATGAAATCTTTATACAGATTCCCCGGCCGCAGGTACATATATGACCGTCTCACCTCTCGTATGGCCTCCTTCCTGTCCTCGGATTCTTCATCATGCCAGCGTAGAAGTATGGCGGTTTCTTATTCCCTGAAGTCGCAGAATCAGGAACAGTTACGCTTTCCAGTTCAACCTCCTGCTTCAACTTCTCATAATCATCCCGCCATATTTTCGCTCTCTGGCTCAGCGAGAAAGAGAGCGGTCCTTCCTTTGTGTCAACCTCATAAGCAAACCGCCGGCATATACTCTCCAGCAGTGCCAGCTTCGCTCTTTTCCAGCTGTCCGGATACATATTGAAGGCAGCCTCAATCTCCTCGTCCGTCAAAGCGGATGTGTCAGACCGTCCTTCGACCATCGTATCTCCCAACTCAAACCGCATACGGTCCTTCCCATTCTCTTTGATTTTTTCAGGTTCATAGGTGTAATTTCCGTTTGCCATGAGGCTTTACCTCCCTTCTCCATTTTCCGATCATGTGTCGGACTCTGTACTATCCTCTGTGGTTTCGTTACCGCCTACGGATTCGTTCTGATCCGGTTCAATGGAGGATAATTGCTCTGCCCTCTTTTTGGCTGCTTTCTTGACACCAGAGCGGCTGTCTGCCGCATGAAGGACAATCAGAACCTCTTCGGAAGTGACTTCCTCCATAGCTTCGGCCGCCTTATCCGCTGTCATCTGCATGATAGCAAAAACGTGCTGCACCTCTCCCTCTGTTAAGGGAATGGACAGCACGTCCGCAACATCTCCTTCACCATCTCTGATTACGGGAATTGTCACTTTTCCGGTTTCCGCAGTTTCAAGCGTCATTCCCTGCTCATCTTTGATGATCGCCAGTGTTCCCTGGCTTTCCTGTACAGCAGGATTGATAACCTCTTCCGGCGGAACTTCCTCGCCTTTGAAATACTTCCTGCCGCCAAAGCTGCAAGGCTTTAATGCGATAAGTCTCATAAAAGGCACTCTCCTTTCTTAGACAGCCTCTTTGAAGAATACCGCCAGATCATCCGCCGTTTTTCTCATATCGTTCGCCATCAGGCCTTCCACATACTCGGAGTGGGTTCCCGGTGCTCCCAGGTAATTCAGGATCGGGAGAATCTGCCCGTCGCCCAACATATCCCAGGTGAAGATATATCCTGCGCTCGGCTCATCTACAGACGGAGAGTTTGTCGCATACGCCAGAAGGAAAGCATCCGGATCACCGATATATCCCATATCTGCCCCAGCGCCAAGGGGAGCCTTGTTCATAATGGAGCGCAGGACTACCAGCTTTTCTACCCCAAACAACTGCGCCAGTACATTCTCTGTAACTGTTGCCGGATTCGGGGTGGAGCCTCCAAACTTCACTCTCTCCAGGATTGCCGGATGTGCTTTAAGGGCATCAAACACATGCGCTCCCAATGCCAGTCTGTTCGGGGTGCGGCCCGTTGCCTCGTTTACAGCTGTCTTCTGCTCATCAATGAATTTGATCGGGTCGCTGTTGTCATTGCTGAACTTGATAAACTGTCCGGTTGTGGGAGAAGTGCTATCCACTCCGGTAAACTCATTCCCCCATACGCCGGCCTTGAAATAACCTTCAGCAAACAGTACGTCCTGATGGATATTGGCCTGCTCCGCAATCGTCTTCGTCCTCTGGATTCTCGGATCACGGATTGTAGGTCCCTGTCTGCGCTGGAGATCTGTCTGACGGATCTGGTCGATCCCCATGATCATCTGATCCACTTTGCAGTTATAAGTTTCGGTGTGCTCGGATACAACCGCAGGTTCAACTTTTCCATAAGCCGGTTTTCTCTTCCAGTTATCTCTGAGCAGGTCCTCTTTATCAAAAATGTAGTAGTTGTCACTGGACTGGTCCACGGGGCAGATCGGGAAGATCGCCTTTGCAAAATAATTGGCCGCTGACTGATAATAAGCCAGGGCCATGTTGGTCAGTGCTGTATGCGGACGGAAGATTCCCTTCGCAATTTCCGCTTTAATTCCATTCGCTGTAGTTCTCATTGTCTCTTATACCTCCTTATTAGCCTTCACCGCCGCCGCTTGCCGCAGCTGCTTTCTGATATTTGACGATCTGTATGCGGCAGTATTCATCCTTTTTCGCACTGGTCAGTGCGATACCCAGGACGTAATTTCCCGCGGCAGCAACAGCCGCCAGGCCATTCGCTCCCGCCGTGATCTCCTGCCCCTTTGTGATGGCTACTCCGGCCAGAACATAACCAATGTCCTTCACCTGAATATCCACATCATCTCCTTTTTCCACTTTTCCAGATTCTGCTCCGGTGAAGTCGTTGTACCCGGCTTCAATAATTGCGATACCCAAAGGAATGTCCGTACCAGCTGTAGCCGGGACAACATCTCCATTGGAATCATACTTCATGATCCTGTTTCTGCAGTCTGTGATTGCTGCTCCGGCAACCTCGGAAATTGTAGGCGAACCGTTAATGTGCGCTCCGTTGAAATTCTTTCCCATCAATGTTTCCTCCTTCCTTAAAATCCTGCTTCTCTGTCATACTCTGCCAGAAGATCCGGGTTGTTCTCCCATGCCTTGGCCACTGCGTCTGCGTAACTCATAGACGGGTCTTTTTCCATGTAACCTTTTGCGATCACATCAACTCTGCCCTCAGTTGCGCTCTTGGCAACCGGGGAAACATTGCCATATCCACCAGATTTTCCGATTTCGGTAAAGATGCCGCTGTTCTCCGTTGCGGCCACCATACCGTCCAGCATGGAAACAACTTCATCGTATGCGGTCCCGCCGGCCGCTTTTAAGTTCTTCAGCATCGGAACCATCTCTTCTTCACTCTTTCCGATAATGGCATACTTCTTTGCCACCTGACGAAGTTCTTTTTCCTCTGCCTCCTGGCGGAACTTTCTCAGAGCTTCAAACTCTGCTCTGGCCGCCGGATTCATGCCTTTGTAGATATCATCCTCCGTTCCAGAAACAGAAGTGTTCGGAGTAGTGCCAGCTGCGGAAACTGATTTTTCCACAGGCTTTTCCTCTTCCTTTTTCTTCTCTTCGGTTTTAACCTCGGCTTCCGGCTTCTTTTCTTCCTGGTCCTTAGTTCCATACTTTTTCTCAATTTCATCGAAAAAGGCTCTCTCGCCAGGAGTCATTCTGCTCTTGTCAATGCTCATCTCTTCCTCTTCTCCTTTCGGGTTTTCAGTCTTTTTTGCAGGCTTCTGTTCTTCCTCTTCAAGATCAGCGGATGCTTTTTTGATTTCGCCGTCCAACTTGTCTCTGGCAGATTTCATATCATCCAGTTCCTCTTTCGTGACTTTGCCGCACTTCTTAGCGATGCTGGCCGTCTTTCCGAGGGACCATCTACTGATGGCATCCTCTACAACCGTAACGAAGTCGTCCAGGCTCTCCTGCATGGCCTGTGATGCTTCATTGGAATCCAGTTCTTCATCTCTCATAATCGATGCAAGGGAATTTTGCAGAGCAAAGCAAATATCCCACATTTCATCGGCGATCTTTCTGGTCTTCCTTTCGTTCATCTGCTCAGAGAATGTCATGGCGCCAGATTTCTCAATAGCCTCAACAGCGTTGTCCAGTTCTTCCGGCGCTACTCCGGCCAGCTTTGCGAGAGGGCCGAATAACCTCTTCCAGATGCTCTCCTTATGTTCTGATCCTGAAGTTTTTCCCGGCTCTCCATCTCTGCTCTTAAACAGCGTAATATGTGCGTCCGGGTTTGCTCCTTCGTCCACAAAGTCAACTTTTTTGACCTTGAGACCTTTTAATTTTGTTGCCACTTTTCAGCGTACCTCCTTTCCTCTGTGATATATATTTAAAAAAGCATCCGTTCCCGGACGCTCTCTCAAATATCACTCTAAAAATCCCTACCTATGCCCTTTTTAGGAACCAAAAGGTATAGTAGATAGGTTTTCATCTCTGAAAAACTCAATACGCCCGTGTTTTACCGGGCATTTTAGCTTTCTTCTGTGGTTTCCTGGATTTCATTTCCATTTTCATCCACTTCAATGCGTTGGGCCTCTCCTTCGATGGAGAACATAGAATATGTGCCGTCTTTGACCTTCTCCCACACATCATCATCCAGGACTTTGAAGCCGATCCACCACCCAACAGGGATTGTTCCCGGCTCAATGCCGATAGCTTTCATCTTCTCTTCCGTGAAGATTACACTTTCAATCAGCACAGCAACGCCGCCCCTTTCGTGCATCTCTCCACCTTCCCGGTAGAGTTCCACGAATTTATAAACGGCCTGCTCCAGAACATCAGGCTCAACAATGTCTCCCTGCCAGTCTTCAATCAGTTCGCCGTCTGCCCGTATGGAGACGTTGGCCCATCCGAAAGCCTGGTGCTTTTCATCATCTGCCTTTGCGATTTTAAACCGCTTTTTATTGATCTCTTTCTGTTTTTCTGACTCTTTGGAAGATTTCTCAATTAACTCACTGAATCTACTCATGACTCTCCTTTCTGCCAGCGGTCAGAATACCGGCGGCGATATTTCTATATACTCAACAGCGCATCCGCAACGTGGGTGTGCCGGAGGAAGCTGCTTGTGTCCAGGGAATAAAACTCTTCCCTTGAATCCGAACTCCTGGTCCATCTCTATGATTGTTCCATCCAGGGCGGCGCAGGTCGGACACACCTGGTCATCTCCGGAAGTACACCACTTCTTAGCGCATACCCCCAGGAGATTTGCGTTCATGGCCTGCCGGACTCCCTCATCTGCGCCACGGTTATAGGAAAACGCCATCTCCGTCTGTGCGATCGTGAACGCCCTTTGCCTGTGCTGCTTCTCCGCATATTTCACAGCCGTATCCATGGCTTTTCGCCGGATACTCTCTTTCTTCATGCGGGGATGGTCCTTCTCCAGAGTAGCCTTCACATGGTCGTACAGCCTTGATGTCGCTTTTGCCTGGTCTTTCGTCAGCCCTATGCAAGGCCGGATCAGCCGGGCGAGTTCATCTATGGTATATTGCTCAGTGACTTTCTTCTGGAGAAGAGCGGCAATCGCCTGTCTCTGATCTCTGGTACAGGATGTCACGAAATTCCCTCCCCTGGTGTTGATCCAGTTCAGGACTCCTGGAGTCTGCGTGTCGAAGCTGAACTCCAAAGGTTCAATAATCGGCTGCGCCAAGGCTCCGGCCTCCATGGAAGCTGTCCATATCGGAACCATCTTTTCAAGCATCATCACGGAATAGTCCTGCATCCAATCACGAAAGACTGTTTCATCCAGATACCCTGCTTTTACAGCCTCCCGTAATTCCTGGTAGGTGATAGCGTCCTGCTGATCCTTCCAGAATCCACAGAGCATTTCCACCGGTTCATCCGTATTCTCATTGAGATATTTCTCCAGACGCTCCAAAACCTGTTGAGCCGTTTCGCTCTTCCTCTTCTTAAAGTGGCGTCCAGGCGGCCTTATCAATATTGCCATTACCGATACCTCCCAAGACGGCGTTTAGCCGCCTCTACTACGTCTTCGGGAATTTCTTCCCCTTCCTCTTCCGGTTCGTTCCCTGCGGCTGTTTCCGGCTCTGGAGGCTGGTTCTGCATCTGCTGTTTCTCTCTCTTTCTGTCAATCGTCCTTGTGTCAGATGTTCTCTCCGGAAGGTGTCCTACCTGGCGAATATAATCTTCCAAGCCATCGTCCGGGATAAGAAGTCCGATGCCCGCCATATCCTTTATGTAGGCTGCGAACTGCTGAATATCCACGTCTTCAATGTCTCCGTGATTCATCTTCGGGTAATCAGTGATCCCTTCAAAATGCTGACCGTTCATATCTATCAGTGCGGGGATTCCTTGGCTGTTGAATGTCTCACAGATAATATCCAGAAAGGCGCCGCAGGCCAGAGCGAACATATCCGTCTTATTGGAACTGAGGGACCAGCTTCCGGACTTCTCATGCCCCAGGAAAATGAAATCAGCCAGAACTGTCATTGCAATTCTGGTGTCGTACCTGTTGATGATAGCGTTGGTATCAAACTGCCGTGTTCCTCCGGAGCTGAGAAGTTCCAACTTGTACCCGTCCGGGAGAACCACTCCTTCCATAGAATCACGGCGGATATTCTGCACCATGGCTTCCAGACCCATTCTGATGCTCACCGTCTGAGTATTGTTTTCATCCCAAATATCAAGATCCGGCGGAGCATAGATAACCGGTAAGCCGGCCAGATCTCTCTCGATGCCGATTCCCTCAATCTCCTGTATCCTCCGTTTGAAGAACCAGGACCGGTAAGCATTTCTCAGAATACTCCTTCCCTCCGGGTTGTCCTTCCGGCTTCTGGTCCGGAAGTGCAGAGCCTTGCTGATCGGGATTGTGTATGTTCCGAATGTCGGCGGCGGCATCTGAGTCATACCCAACAGGTTATCGTTTTCATCGTACTCCCACTGATAAAGCGTCTCCTGCGCTCTGATCGGTAATTTCATCCATCCGATCAGTCCGTCAGTATACTTGCTTTTCGTCCTGGGGTCTCTGGTATTTCCCATGCGGCGCTTATACACAATCTCGTGATAACTCCATCCGTAAGTGAGGAAAGACAGGATTTCCGAGATGGTATCTATCCATGTTACCTGCATATCATTCATGCAGCTCTGGACAAATTCTGCCGCCTCTTTATCCTTGACCGAATCTCCAGCCGGATCAACCGTCCAATCGACCTGCCGGACAAGCATTTCCATAGCAAACAGGATGGCTCCGACAACATCATCGTTATTCTCCATTTCCTTGTAGACCTCAATTCCTCTTCGGCCTCTCAGTTCCGGGAGAAATTCTTCAAATATCATTCCACCGTACCGGTTCTGTCCGATACGGCCTATTTCTCTTCCGCTTAATGCCACTTTATCTCACCTCACTTTCTCCAGTAGCTTTCTTTGGTCAGAGATCCTTTCGGCGGTGCTGAATAGGTTGCCCCGCTCTCAATCTCATTGAAGGAAGAACTGCTTCCATCGACCATATCCTTGAATTTTGATTCCGGGAACGACTCCAGCTGATTGAAATACATCTCATTCCAGTCAGCGATCAGTACATCTACGTTCCCGGCCTGCCATTGTGCAGCATACGGTTCGGCCCTGGACTCCTTGCTTCCGGACTCTCCTATGGTCTTTACCAGGAAGCCGGCCAACATCTTTGTGTAGGACTGGGCCTGTTCTTTTCCGGCCTGTCCTGGGTCCTGTGGAAGCCTCTGGATTACTCTTCCGTATTTCGCTCTGTCCGCCTGGGCTGTGATCTTAATAAGTTTCCGGACATCTGAAGCTGAGAGCCGCTTATTAATCACATCGGCCACAACATATCGTCCGTTCTTTCTCTTTCCGATCAAAACTCCTGCCGTATATGCCGGATCTCCGTCTTCATCTTCACTTGTGGCCGCTAAATCCCATCCACGGCACCACAAAATAACATCTTTCGGCAGTTCCTCCAGCATGGCTCCTACCTGCGTTCTTCTGAAGTACAGGCCGGCGGCGGCTTTGATCTTCCAGTTTCCAAACAAAAGACGCTCCCTTTCAACCGTTGGAAGTGCTTTGAGATTCGCCAGATACCCTGGGTCTATCTCCATCAGAATTTTATTGTCCTGCAGAGTGGATGCTATGAATGTGACGCTCTTTACATCTGCCGGATCGTATCCCTGTTGGGCCAGTTCCTCGACCGAATCTCCCCAAATGATTTCGTCATTCACTCTTATCATGTACCGGATCACTCCGCTCCTTTCTGGGATAGGGTATCCGGTTCCCGGTTCGATCCACCACTTGATGAAGTCAGCCACCCAGCTATCAGCGTCCGGGTTGCATGTGGCTCTGACATACGGTGCTACACCAGAATCCGTTCTGTTTCTGGACAGCATATAGAAAAACTGATGCTTCGTGAAATGCGTCAGTTCGTCAAATCCTATCATGGCAATCTGTGATCCTTGCCAGTTATTACAATCATCATCGCTTCCTAGGTGTGCAAAATTGACTGTGGCGCCACTTGGGAATGTCCAATGTAGTTTAGGTGTCTTTAATGGATAAGCACCTTTCACTAGGCTATAAATCTTTCCTGAACTATCCCATAGACCTCCTGGAGAAGTGACCTGCGTATAATTGCTCCGGAAGATCACTGCGTTGTAGTTCTTATTCTTCATGTGTCGGATCGGTTCTAGCAGAAGTCCAAAGGTTTTTCCGCCGCCGGCCGCTCCGCCATAAATGCAAATGTCAGCTGATGTAGCAAGGAATCTCTCCTGCGGTCCTTCCTGCGGTCCAATCCTTATTACTCTTCTCGTCTCTGATCCCTCCCATTATCCGGCAGGTAAAACTGAACCTGGTCTTCATCTTCCGAAACTTCCGGAACAAACTCAGGTCTATCCTGCCACATACTCCGCTGTCGGTTTTTCAGCCAGAAGCACTGCGCTCCAACATCCGGCGGAACGTGTTTCTTTGTCTTCTCCACCTTGACAGGCTTAATATTTCCTTCCTTGTCATACTCGACAATGCGCTTTTCCTCCTCGTATTCATACCCGACAGCCCTTTGGTACAGGCTTCTGACCACTTTGGCATCAGAAACGCCCTTTCCTCTCGCCAGCGATTCCCCGAAACTCTCATGCTCCTGGCTCCATCGGATGATGGTACGTTTGGAAACTCCCATCGCCTTTGCTATTTCTTCGTTGGTAGCTCCCATAGCAGCCAAAGACCACGCCCAGTCATCGTGGTAGTCTGGATTGTATTTGGGCTTTGCTGCCATGGTTCACCTATTTGCCGCTCAGATAATCAGCGCAAAGGTACTCGATCAGCTGCCATCTGTTCTTACTTGTCACTGTGCCGTCCTTCTCAGCCTTCTTGATTGCCTGCTTTATAACTTCGGCCGATTCAGCCGGTACAGCACTGCTTCCGAACAACTTTGTCAGATAGGTCCATTCTTCCTCTTCATTGAACCCGACTGCATCCATCTTCTCATTCACACTTTCAATCATGGAGTGTATCGCCGCACCCACGTTCCGTATGTCGGAGAACTTCTGGTACTTGTCCAGCGTCTCCACGAAGCGTTCACACTGCTCATAGGCCGCCACACCTATAATGTCGGCCCCGGAGTGTTCCAGGTTCTTCAGCAGAATATCCATGTCGTTGATCTGGTGCGGAAGAAAAGCGAACGTGATATTCTTGAAATCAAAATGAACCGCAGGTGACGCCAGTTTGTCGTACTGTTCCAGCGGTTCTTCCATGATGTCCTTCCCGATGAAACTCTCCAGCATGTCGTCCACATCGGTAATCATCTTCACAATCTCTCTCAGTGTTGAGTCATCGTCAAATCCGGAGATTGCATTGTGGGCCAGCTGCTTCGCCGCAATCTGGCTTCTCGTCAGCCCGCTCACATCCAGAATGACAATCAGTTCCTTTAATCCGGCGGCCCTGGCGCTCTTGATCCTGTGATGTCCGGAGACGATCTCCAGCTTTCCATCCACCAAAACCAGGAAGGGCAAACTTTCAAGCTGCCCCCTCTTCTTGATATTTGCCGTCAGCTGATCCTGCATTTCATTCTTCATAATGCGGGCGTTGATGTCCTGTTCCTTCACCCGGTCGATCTGTACTTTCGCAATCACCAGGCCGGAACCCATGTCGTAAATTACTTCATAGCCTTTGCTCTGTTCTCCTGCCATTGCTTCTCCCTTCTCAGCCACTCTTTCAGCGTCTCCTTTTCGGACCGCCCTTCTATCAGCGGTGCCTCATAGGTTAGCTTGTAGCCGTTTTGCTTATCCTGTACTCTGCTCACCAGTTTCATAATTCCACGGACTTCCTTGTTCTCCGGATACTTCGTCAGCATAGCGGTCCGGATTTTCTCCACCTTCTCCTGATCTAAGTCATCCAGAAGAGAATCCGTAAATTCCCGGTTCTGAGCCAGCATGTAGCAGAGCCGGCCGAGCCGGTACTTCTCGTGAGGCACCTTCATCACATACCAGACAAACAGAGAATCTGCGGCCATCTTCGATATTCCAAAGACGCCCGCCACATATCCATCAATCAGCAATGCCCGGTTCCAGGTTGCAGAAGAGCCGACAAAGTTATGAGTCCATAACACACGGTAGTATTGTGCCTGTGCCGCCTTTATCGGAATTACGCTCAACTTGCTCTCTTCTGTGATCTCGTAATCTCTCGGCAGCATACTACACTCCAGAGGCTCCAGCTTGCTCTCAGATGGTCTCTTGATTTTCTTCCCATGAGCCAGGGAAACGGCTTCCTCTTCTCTGTTCGTTGTGATGTAGCTGTTGAGGTCTGCCCTGGTTCCAGATCTGGCAAAGATCGTATGCCCCACGGTTTCTCCCACTCGCTTTTCCTGGTAACAGATCACCAGGGCCTTTGCGTCCATGCACATATCAAAGAGTTGCTGATGTCCGGTGGCCGGATCAAACAGCTGATACTCCGGTTCCTTCCAGGTCATCTTTCCCTGTGTGTCGTAGAATTTCTCGTAGCCGGAGAAGTATGTCGGAGGATTCGCTATGACCAGTGTATGAGGATCGTCCAAGACTTCTTTCAGATGCTCCCACATATCCAGCGGCCGGTAACTCATTCCATGCAGAAGATCTCTGGTCTTCTCGATCTGCTCCCGGATGCTGGCAATATGTTCCTCTCTCCTGTACTTCAGATCCATCAGCATATTGTGATAATACTCATTACCCGCTGTCTTTGATGTTCTGAGGTACATCTGTGCGTACAAAGCCGTTGCCGGGTCCAGAAGCTCTTGATCGGTAAAGCCTTGTGCATGGATTTCCAGAGGCTCCAAAGATTGATCTGTGATGGCATACCCAAGCACTGTGGTCATCATGGACACATCGCTTGTCTCAATCTGCTCCGGCTTGAACCCGGAACGGACAGCCAGGTTTGCCATGGCGAAGGTGCCGGCGCACGGCTCAACAAACCGTGTGTATCCCGACTTTGCCGCTGTCTCAATCAGAGTAACCAGAAACCGCTGCTCAACCGTGCCTAAACAGCCCAGGAACATCTCTCCTGGGTCTCTGAAAAATGCCATCTCTGCACCACTCCTTTCTTTTTTGTTGAATATATACAAAAGCCAGAGGGGTTGCTCCGGTACAGCCCCGGAGATTTTTGATACCTCTCTGGCAATTTGCACAAAATAGCGCACCTTATTCAGATGCGCCTTGCCTTTACCTTCAAGCATAGGCCTCTGGTTGATTTTTACGTGTCAGCACCCAGAACATACACGAAAACAAAAAGGCATCGTTTCCATTCGGATTCGATGCCGTTGTTTTTGGACCGGAACCCTGCAATGAACAGGAACTCTCCCCTGGAAGGGAAGTGTGATGCTTTCACCAGTTCCGGATATTATATTGTTACGCCGGCCATTCCAAACAGGCTCATTTGCTGATAGCCGTCATCTTCCTTCTTGGCTTCCATGTGAGCCGCCGGCTTCTTGCTGTCTTTCTTAGTCTGTGTCGTTCTCTTTCCTTTCGGTGGATTCGGGTCTTTCAGTTCTTCGATGATCTCTCCGGTGTGTTCGCAATACCACTGAGCAAACATCGTTCTGTGGCACCAGTCCTCCAGATTCCGGACGTCCTCGTAACATAGGAGAACCAGATCCTTTCCTTCAACTTCGGCCATGGCTTCCATTCTTCCAACCATTCCGATTATTCTATCAGCTCCGATGTCCTCCAGCTTCTTGTAATACGCTTCCTGATACTCCTCTTTCCCCATCTTCAGCATATAGCCTTTTGGAGCCAGCGAGTAGCACTGCTGCTCCAGCGTATACCCCAGTGGGAACTTCGGTGTTCCGATGCTGATTCCAACACAATAATACTTTTCCTTATGCTCGGACAGCTCCTTATTGCTGTACCGACTTGTCCAAATAGCCATAATGCCATTCCTCCTCGCATTTGCGATTATTTTCTGTAATTATATTATACTATGCGAACTTTTCTAAGTACATATTCACCGGAAAAGTTAAACGATATTTAATAATTCCTGGGGCTTTCCGGGAAGAGGTATCCTCCCGGACTCCCAGAAACATGGCAGAAAAACCTATTTTTTAGGGGTGACATATGGTTTATTGGCTGATTACCATACTATCAGATTCTCTTTTGCAAGTCCAGTGCGTCTTTTTCGCATTTGTGAATTATTTCTTCTTCGTACTTCGCACCGTTTTCCCCTTATTTTTCCTTGCCTGCCGCTTCATTCCCATCGTGATAACTCCGTCTATTCCGAACATCAGCACTGTGAGATCATCATATGCCTTTTCCAGCGTCCGGTAGATTGTACTCTTGTCGCACTCCTCGGCCTCCGCCACTTCCTCAACGCTCATTCTGTCCTCCCGGAGATACAGCATTTCGATTACCCTGTACCGCCTCTGGACATCTATGATCCGGCTCCGCCGGCACTCCTTCTTGTACTCCTCCAGCTTTACGTCCACATGGTTCATCAGCATCCCTGTCTTGATCTTATTCCTTGTGGTGCTGTTCAGGGTAAATTCATCTTCCCGGATTCTCCCGGCCAGCCCTTCCAGTATCTCCTTCAGCGTAGGGTCCGTCACCGAATCCACATCACACACGGAAGTATTCTTCAGTCCTTTCAGCCGGCGGTAATTGATGATAACGTCCTTTGCGCTATTCCGCAGCTTATCCGCCAACTCTTCTCTTTCCTTCTCTTTCCGCTTCTCGTATGCCTCTACACCTTTCTTTGCCCCCTCTCTTCCGGCATTTCTGATCAGATTATCCAGGTCTTCCTCTGAAATGACTACATACCGTTTCTCAACCTTGCTCTCCGGAACCTCCGGCTCCTGCTGTGCTTCCTGGGCCAATTCTTTCTCAACCATTGGTGCCACCTCCTTGACTTAATCAGTGTTTCTGAGGTATAATCCTCAATAGCGTTGGGCTGCTTCGTCAAGGGGCGGCCTTTTATTTATGATTTTCTGTATCCCGGACAGGTAGCAAAATGGGATATGTAACCGTAGCCGTCTGCTTCTCCGGCCTTGCACCTCTCGCCCGCTACTACATCTCCGGTCGGAGTAACAAGCCTCTCTTTGCCTCCGGCCACTTTTCTGTAATCAACGAACTGCGGATCAACCGGCATATTCTTTCCGGATTTTGTTTTGATCCACATGATCCTGGCTCCGCATGATCTACACTGTCCGAAGTTTCCTCCTGCTTCGCTCTTCATTTTCCTCTCGCCCCCTTCCCTTTTATTCTGCTGATTTCCAAATCTCTCAATTCCTCGTATGATACGAACCGACAGCTGGGAAGCATGATTGACGGAGGCCCCAGAACAACCTTTGTTCCCTGTATGCTGAGTTTTGGATAATTCACCAGTACATTGCACTCACGGGCCAGAAGGAATGTCATTTCTCGCATCTCCTGAAGAACTCTTTTCTGGGTATCCGAACGTGTATCCTTTCCCTTTATCGGCATACTGTCATAAACGGACTGCAGACGCTTTTCTTCCTGCCGGATTCTCTCATGGACCAGTTTATATCTTCTCATGCCTCACCTCGCAGTTGGTTTCTGAATCTTCTCAGTGGATTTGCTGAGCGCTCCTTCAGTGATCCGCTCCAGTTCCTCTCTTAACGCTCTTGACCCGGGCTGACTTGCCTCTATCTCATTTGCCAGTGTGCGGAGAGCGAATGACAAAAGCCCGGCATCCGCTGAAGCATACGGGCTGATAGCCTTAATCACCTTACCGCTGTAATACTTCATGCCATTGGAAAGCATTTTCTTTGCCTCTCCTGGATTTCCGGATGCCATAAGATTATTTGATCTCAGCACATAGCTTGCCATTCTCTCCTTTTTTGCCTTCATCCTTCTTTTCCTCCACTTCTTTATTCTTCTCCTCCGTTCTTTCCGGTGAGCATTTGCGTCTGAGCCGCTTCCAATCATTCCATAGCTCATTCCAGAAAGAATAATTGTTGCTCCGCCACAAAGAATCAAGAATATAAGCATTGTTGTCATATCGCTTTCCATTTCTACTCCTCCGGATCGTCATAATCGTAATCGTCCGTGTCTTCCTCGTCCTCTAGGCCAGACTCCATATCTTTCATGATTTCATCTGTGATGTCCTCGATCTCTTCATCTTCCTGGTCGGCGTCTTCCGAACCGGCAGAATCTTCCACCTCTTTGTAATCTCCATCAATTACATTATCCTCTTCCGGCCCTGGAAGCTGAGGGATGCCGGCGGGCTTGTCCTCTTCCGCCTGCTCCGGGCTGTTCATATTGTCCTGGAAGTCCTTGTCAAAAATGGTTCTCTGCTCCGTATTGGCTACAGGCTGCATAACATACTCTCCGGATTCTTCATCGAAGGTCAGCTCCATCTCTGTATCCAGGTTTCCGGATTTTTCATCCTTGATCTGAACCGCCGATGTCACTTTATGCTTGAATTTCGGCTTACTGATTTTCCGACTCTCTCCCTCGACTTCCGGATCATAATTCGGGATATATTCATTCGTAAGGCTGATGTCAACTTTCAGCGTCATACTTCCTTCTGTGGCTCCCTTCTCCTGCATATTTCCCAGGAGCCTCTGAAGGACAAAATTCATATCCCTTTTCATATCACTGAAGGTATCGCTCTCAAAATTCAAATGCTTTACATAATCGCTCATTTCTTCAATCCACCTTTCCATACTTGATTCCATTGTCCTTCATGTACTGTGTCAGCGCCTTCAACTGATCCCTGGTTCCTATAGTGAAGAACTTTGCTCTGACTTTTTTCTCTTTTACAGGCTCCGGCTTCTCAGCGGTAAACGGATCAATTACCTGTTCTTCCGGGACCGGCCGGCTCTGCTCTGTCTCCGGAACACTCATTCCGATTTCAACGGATCCTGCGGCCGCCTGTGCTTCCGCTTCATTCTGCCATGGGATTTCCTCTTTCCGCTGTACTTCTGCCTGTTCCGCCGTCCTCTCCGCTTCTGCTACTCTGCGTTCTTCCTCTTCCTTTCTCCGCCTTTCAGCCTCAATCCTGCGCTGCTCCTCAGCTTTTTTGCGCTCCTCTTCCTCTTTCTGCTTCCGGATTTTTTCTGCCTCCAGCTTCTCCTCCAGTTCTTTCAGACGTTTTTCTTCTGCCAGGGCTTTTGACAGATCAAGCGTTCTCACATACACATCCTTCGCATTAAGGGCATATTTCCCGCAGACGCTCTCAATGGTGCTGAGATCTTCCTTCACTTTCTCTATTTTGGCCTTTACTTCCGAAATTGCTGTATTCAGCTTGTAGGTCTTATTCAGATACCTCGGATCAAAAACCTTTGTGAAGGGAAGGACCTCTTTCAGATCGCCAATGGCTGAATCATATGCTTCCTGGATTTTCCGTTTCTTTTCCTCCCTCTGTTTATCCTCGAAGCTGTCAATCTGCTTTCCGATCTCCTCCGTCTGTCTCTTGATAAGATCGGTGACGCTTTTCAGCTCCTTCTCAAAATCTGCATAAGGCTCGTTGATGATCTCTTTTACCTTTTTCCGGCGTTCTTCTATCGCTTTCAGCAGATTATTCAGTTCTGCCTTGTCAGCCTTGGCGCTTTTTAGGGTTTCCTCCGTGTATACGATTCCTTTGTAGCTGTCCACTTTTGCCTTGACAGCAGCCTCCAGTTCCGCCTTGTTCCACTCAATATGTTTGAGGAACCCAGTCTCTGTCGGATTTATCAGCCGAAATTCCATTTTTGCTGGCGGTGTCTCGACTACTTCCGCCTGTACTCTTTCTTCTGCCATACTTATATTCCTCCTAAATTTGCTCAATCACGGAGTTTGCATCATCTAAATACCCATACGCTTCATCAAGCATTTCGATATAGTTCTGCATTTCTTCTCCTCTGTCTCCATCCCTGAAGTTATCTGGAAGGTTTTCGTAGCTTTCTTCCTCTTCTGATTTCACGCTTTCCAGAATATCCATTGCTTCAGCCACCTTCTCAAACGCTTCCGTCAGTTTCTTCCGCCTCTGCCTATTCATAATTCCTCCTAAATTTCTCCCGGATCAATTCTCCGGATCGTTACATCTACTCTTGGATTCTCCGAATAGAACTTCCTCACCTGGGCGTCCACGATGCTGCTGTCATCATGGTACGCCACCATATTCAGGCTGTCGCAGATGATCTTCCCAACATTATCCCAATCCGGCTTCTTTGTCGGCCTGATCTTATGCTCCAGCATCATTTTCCGTTTCTTCTTACTGGTGGATTTCGGTATGCCATAGTACACGATAATTCTCACATCCAGCATATCGCCATCAGCAAACCGCTTTCCTTTCGCCGCTTCCTGGTACATAACCCTCACCAGGTTTTCGTATGTAACCGTTTCTTTTGGCGTGAAAGCCTTGCTGAATGAACCATTGCGAACCACCCTGGGCCTCTGTTTTCCCATCGGCTGGCCTGGAATGGAAAATTTGATACTCTTCATAGCCTCTCCTTCCACCGTGCTTGTTCCGGATATGCTCATTCCTCTGTCTCCTCTTTCTTGTAAACCTCCAGGTAATAATCAAGCTGCTTTCCTGTCGGTGTTTTCTTTCTCTTTCCCGGACCGATTGTGTATCCGTTTTTCAGAAGAGCAGTTGCCACGGCCGCTCTATCCTGCCACTCATATATGCTGAGTTCTGCCACTTTTTCCAATGTAACCTTGTCACCCTGTGCCATATTTGCCTCCTTCATACACTGATCTTCCGTAGAAGTTCATCTAATTTTCTTCTTGTTTCTTCCGACATTCCGGACGGTTTTTCCTCTTCCTTCGGTTCCTCCGCCTCTTCTTTATCTTCAATCTCAGGCTGATCCCTGCTTTTCAGTTCAGCATGTCTGCGTCTGTGTTCAGCGATTCTTTCACGAAATGCCGGCGGCAACTTCTTATCCTCAGTCATCCGCTTTACTGCCGTTCTATAATTTCGGATGAAGTGAGACTGCTCCACGGTTGCCACCTGATCTGAGTCCATCATCGCCCATTCCCGAAGATTTGCAGGGCTTCCCACCGCTATCTGACAGGCTTCGGGCAGCTTCTTAAATTCCTCTTCTGCATGATAATTGGAGTTTCCTATTGCCCTTCTCACCAAAGACCATGCTTCCAATTCACTTATATCTTCTGCCGGCCGCTCGACTACCTCGTTTGCTTTGGCCCGTATATCTGCTATCGTGGGCGGAAATTTCTCTGTCAGCATATGCTTCTGTACGGCCATGCTTGCCAGTTCGTACGGCAGATCCTTTAGAAGAGCATACCAGACATTAAACGCATCCTGGTCCGGAAGGAATGTGGGCTGAGCATATACCGCTTTCATGCTTTTTACCAGGATTTTAAATTCGTCTCTCTCCATTACCAGTTATCAACCTCGCTTACACGGTTCTGAATACTTGGCCGAACCGGGGTCTTTTCCAGCTTATCCCATATAATCCCTTTCCAGTTGCTACTCATACAGTCATCTATCAGATCGCATACCGCCTGGTCTCCGTATTTCCCGGTATTCGTCTCCACTCTCTTCAATAGAGACTTCATGCCCTGTTCCTTGTATGGCTCTTTCCGCTCTGTCTTGTATTTGAACCAGGTTTCCATCTTTTCCTTGACGTAATCTGATATAACATATCCATCCACCAATCTGTGGAAAAGTTGTACCTGTGTTTCTCTGGCCGGAAGTGCAGCCTGTTTTTCGCCTGCCAACCTTTCCAGATTGCGTTGTTTCCTTTTCCTACGGGCAGCATCCGTTTCTGATCCGACCATTTCATCGCACTGTGTCAGGATGAACTCCTCCTCGCTCATAACTTTCAGAAGCCCTTTCTTCTCCAAGAAAGAGCAGGTAACAGCCACATTTTCCACATCTTCGTCCAATTCCAGAGCCAGTTCCGCCGGGAATGTTTCCTCTACGCCCTCAAAATACAGGCGGTTATTCTGCTTTACTGCCAACAACAGCATTTTGAGATAGATGATTGTGTATGTATCGCCGCCGGCTATCTTCCGCAGCTTCTTTATTGTCTTATCGCCGAAAAATTCATCTCCCAGCTTCAGCCAATAATATTTCTTCTCCGCCATACTACCTCTCCTTAAATGTCTGCTGTCAGATCTGTAATTGAGATAGGTCTTGTAAGCACCCTATTCTTTCTACAGCAATCACATAGCTCGCATCTGTCCGGCTCTGCCTTTCCGCTTTTGACCATTAAAACTCTTGACATATTCATCTGCACCATGTTAAGGGCTTCTGCCAGATAATTGTCTGTCACATGGATGATCCGGATGTCTGGCTCTGTCTCTTTCGTAGCTCCCGCAATGAAGAACGGAAGTTTCTTTCCTGTGTTCTGCCTCACGATTTCCTGGTAAACTGCGCCCTGGATGTCATACCCCCAGTAACGCACAAAATCAAGGTATCCAATGTCACGCACCCACTCCAGCCGTGTGATCGAGGACATAACCTTTAAATCCACGATTGCCACATCGGGTATGTAACTGTCTATCTTGATCTTCCACTTGGCGCCAAACAGCTCTCCCGTCATAATCACCTGCTTTTCGCCGCTCATATACTTCATAAAATAAGCGTCTCTCTCTATACGCTCAATGATCTCGTCTGCCTTTACATATTCCGCTTTAAGTCCACCATCTCTTTTGAAGAGATCCGGATTGTTTGCCTTGAAGCTGTCCAGAGTTCCTTCAAAATAGGAATCCACATAGCTTCCAACCATCAACGCTTTTGACTTCGGCTCTTCCCACCGCTCATTCAGTTTTTCCATCGCCGTAAACTCACAAGCCATCTTCCCGTATGTTCCAGCAAAATCCTTGTACTGAGATACGCTCATGTACTCTTCATTCGCTTCTCTGCTGTAATAATTTTCTGCCGTCAAAACCATATATCATTTCCTCCTACATATCTTCGATGTCTACGTCCTCGACCTCTGAATCATCTTCAGCCGGCTCTGCCTCGAACGGATCCTGAGCCTCCACAATATCCGGTTTGTTATCTCCGTAGGTTCCTTCCCCATCTTCATCGTAGACTTTCTGATCGTCCTGGATTGCTCTCTGCATATCCACTGACAGGATTCCCCACTTACTGAGGAGAAGTTTAATCACCGTCTTTAAGGCCATCGCTTCAAAGTCTGTGGTCCACTTACTGGATTTCTTTCCCTTATCCAGATCGTACCGATATGCCTGAGAATACTTTCTCGCATGGTTATCCACAGCCTTCTTTGACATATACAATTCCTGGCTGAATCCTGTTTTCAGTCGAAACCATGCGTAATATCCAGCCACATGGCTTTCATCTCCATCATCTCTCTGTGTACATTTGCTTCTGTCCTCAACGAACTTTACCTCTCCGGTAATCGGATTGTACGACTCCAGCTCATCCTCATACACTACTGCGTAATTCATCTTTTCATAATACCCGGAGCGGATTGCAAGCTGAATAAATCCCTTGTACATCATCTGGAACTGTGCCTTCGGAACTTTCTTCCACTGCTTTGTTCTCGGATCATACACATTTTCGTTGTATGGCACGATTGCAGCAAATCCAAGGTTACTGTCAATCGGAAGATCGTATGTTGCCGCCACAAATGCTGCCCCAATAATTGATGTTGCCGGACACTGCTTTAGCTGCTTGCTTGCCGCCACGGTGTTTGTGATTGATGCCATGAACTGAGGGGCTTTCTTTCCCAGGACTTCCGCAAATCTCTTTTGTACATTGTCTGTAGAGAGCATAGATTTTATCTGGTTTACTACCGGAACTTCTTTACCCTGGTTCTGTACCGCCGGTACGCTCCCCTGTACCATCTGATCTGTCATGCTATCGCCTCCATTTCTGCTGTCTTCAGCTGTTCTCCCATCATTTCCATAAATTCTTTTGAGGACATATCATCTATGCACGTCTCGCACACATATCCTTCCGGGCCGTCAAAATATTTATCACCCTCAAAGATCCCGTATCCGCACGTACAACAGGTATATACCGACTTCGGCTCCGGTGCGTTTGGACATCTGCTGCTACATACTGACATCATGCAATCTGCGCACACTCTTTTTCCGCTCCTTTCTGATATGGTGCCATAAATTAATCGCCTTCCTGCAAATAAAAATTGTGACCGGAAATACCAGCCACTCACTTCCATATGCGGTATAGCCCCGCCATTCATTTGCATAATTCACAGCCGCCACTGTCGCTACAATTCCCAATGCGATAGGTATTCCATTTTTCAAAACCCATCTCATTGCACGTTTCATAAGGTTTTCTCCTCCTATCTTCCTCTCAGGCATTTCTCCCCGACAATCTTTAACTCACTGATAACTTCCGCAATATGGTTAAGCTGATTTATAATCTTTTTCAGTTCTGGAACTTCATCTTCCGTAATCTTTCCGTCTTCTGCTATATCAATCAGCTTGTCCTTCATCTCCTCCAGATCATCTTCGTCTAACCCTCTCAGCAACCTCAGTGCTATTCCTTGTATTCCTTTATCTTCGGTTGCCAATGGAAGGAAGCCATGCACCGGACATTCGTGCCGGCAATAATTCGTCACCAATTCCGGTTTATTATACAGATCCGCCATCAAAACAACCTTGTCGATAGGCACTACCTTTGTAACGCCTCTTTCATATTCTCCCAAGGTATATGATGCGATCCCAAGCTGCTCAGCTGCGAAATCACGGTTGAATAGTCTCGAATCCCATGTTGCCGCTTCTTTTCTTGCCTGAAAATATACGTTTGTGTTCTCTTTCATTGGGCCATTCCCCATTCTGTTCTACCTGTCTTTCCGATATAATTTACTCAGAGCTTGAAGGAATCACCGGAACTTCAATTTTGAGAACCTCATTGATCCTTTCGATTACCGGATCGTCCATCGTGTGTCCATTAAGCACCAGGGATAATCTATCCCGGCTGAAACCGGTCTCCTCTGACAGCTGGCCGATGCTCATTTTCAGAATGTATAGCTTTGCTCTTACAGCAGCGCACCATTCAGCAGACGGCAGCTTCGGTTTTTCCGGAAGTACAGATATTCCCAAATACTCATTGATCTTCTTTGCGACCTCTAAGTAGTTCGTCTTTACTACTCTGCCGCTTATCAATGATGTAATGGCGCTGTAACTGTGACCGATTGCTTCTGAGACAGTGTGCAGGTTGACGCTTTTATCGAGGCAGGCTTTTCTGACCTCAATCCCCCATTCCTGCAAGCCTACAAAAGTCTCATTAGTAACACTCACTTGCGTTTCACTCCTTTCTCGTATTTGCGCTTTATTTTTTCGCAACTGCGTGTTATAATGAATACGAATTCACAAACAAATACGCAGGTGCTATAAAACATCAAAACCCATAACCTCGCACGTTTGAAGTATTGTTGTTTTATATGTATATTATACTTCGTATCTGCGTATTTGTAAAGTGAATTGTTCGTATTTAACAAATTATTTTGCACGGAGGTTCACTATGGAAATGATTATTGACAGGATCGGCAGACTTCTCAAAGAGAAAAATAAGATGGCCGTTGACTTATGTAACGCACTTGATATTCAGCAGTCCACAATGTCTACCTGGAAGTCCAGACGGCGCAATCCCCCGGCGGAGTATATGCCGACCATTGCAAGTTTCCTCGGAGTTTCCCTTGATTACCTTCTTACAGGCAAAGAGGCTCCGCCCAAAAAGACCACTACTGATGATGAAGATTACTTCTTAAACCTTTTCCGTGATCTCCCGGAACGTGAGCAGTGGCGTATCGTTGGCATTATCGAGGAGGCTCACAGACGGGCGCATGAATCTGACAAATATTTGGACGCTGAAGGGAAGTTATCAGTTTAGAGTGGGCCAGGAAATACCATAAACCACCAGAAGGGAGGCGATAACTTGAATCTTTCTGCCGACTATTTCCGTATTGCCAGGGAGGAGGAAAAAAGCGATCAACCGGAAGCTGCACTGCTACACTATATTTCCTCACTTCTTTCTGGTCTCTGCTCTGGCGAGTTGTCCTATCAAGCTACAGAGAAAATCCGGCGTCTTCAGAAGAGGCTGCTTCTGTCGGATGAACAACTTTTGTCCTATGTTCATTCATATGGTGTCTTCTCTGATTCTGACTGCCGGAAATTGCTTTGCTTTTCCATCGCTGGCGATCTCGTAGGAATTAAGGACATTCTTTCTTCCAGAGCCAGCAGTTAGGAGGATCTATGAAACAATACACAGGAAACGAGGAATTTACCCTGCGTGGCGAAAACTCCGGAATCCGCCTTGCCGATTTCTGGCGTTGGGCTTACTCCGATCTGCTCAACAATACATCCCGTGGGGTTATGGCAGAGTTCCTTGTTGAAAAATCTTTTGAGGGAATTACCCCCCCGAATACGCAAATGCGAATAGACTGGATGCCTTATGATGTAACGAGTCCTTCCGGAAGACGTATTGAGGTAAAATCTGCCGCTTACCTCCAGTCATGGACCAGAGACTATTATTCCAAAATCATATTTGACATCGCACCTAAGAGGGCATGGAGTCCAGAAACAGGATATTCGCCGGAATGTATCCGGCACTCTGATCTGTATGTTTTCTGTGTCTATACAGCTTTGAGCCAGGACCAGTCTATCCTTGATCTTGATTTATGGGATTTTTATGTGCTTCCAACGGAGGTTCTGAACCAGAAATGCCCTCAGCAGAAAACCATCGGCCTTCAGTCACTCATGGCTCTCGGCCCTGTAAAAGCTGATTTTTCGACTCTCGGAAACACTATCGAAACAATAGACTTGCAAAAGAGGTGATGAAGATTGAAACTCCCTAACGGGTATGGGAGCGTAACCAAATTATCCGGGAACCGCCGGAAGCCCTATCTTGCCCGTGTGACTCTCGGATGGATCACGAACGAGCAGACCGGGAAAACAACACAAAACCGTGTGCCTATTGGTACATACAAAACCAAAAAGGAAGCGCTTCAGGCTCTTGCCGAATATGGCGCCAACCCATACGACATACAGAATAATAATTTGACTCTTGCAGAACTATATCAGAAATGGACTGAGGCGTACTTCCCCACCCTTTCAGGTGAGAGTTCTACTCGAACAATCACTTCGGCCTGGAAGTATTGCCATCCTCTCTACAAAATGCGTGTTAAGGATCTGCGGGTCAGACACATAAAAGGCATTATGGAAGACGGTTATATCATCTCTTCCCGTGGTAAAAATGCCGGCCAAAAAGTTATGGCCTCGCCAGGAGTCAAAGCCCGTATCAAGTCAATGTTCAATTTGATGCTGGACTACGCCCTGGAGTATGAGATTGTGGACAAGAACTATGCCCGGACCTTTGACATTTCTGAGGACATAATCAAGGAAAAAGAAGCTGCCACCCGTGGACATATTATATTCCCGCCGGACGAAATGAAAATTCTCTGGGATAATGTGGATAAGATACGCTTCGTAGACTGGATTCTCATTCAGTGCTATATGGGATGGAGGCCGCAGGAATTAGCCACGCTTCAGCTTGCCGATGTCAACCTGGATGAATGGTACATGGTGGCTGGGATGAAGACCGATGCCGGGAAGAATCGCATGGTTCCCATACACACCAAAATTCAGTCTCTTGTCAAAAGGAATTATGACTATGCCGTATCCCTCGGCAGCGATGCTCTCTTCAACGACCCGACAGCTACCAAAGGTGGCATGAAGATCACCTATGACAAATATGCCGGCCGCTTTGATAAAGTGATGGCAGCTCTGAAATTAAACCCGGAACACCGGCCACACGACCCTCGTATGACATTTATTACAATGGCAAAGAAGGCAGGCATTGATCCTATGGTGGTGAAACGTCTTGCAGGCCACCGTATCAACGATGTAACCGAGGCTGTCTATACTGTTCGTGATCTGGAATGGCTCAGATCCGATATTGAGAAAATACCGTAA